GTTGGTCCTGTATAACCTGTTGGTCCTGTGTAACCTGTAGGTCCTGTTACCGTGCTTTGAGGTCCTGTATAACCTGTTGGTCCTGTTGGTCCTGTATAACCTGTTGGTCCGGTAATCGTGCTTTGAGGTCCTGTGTAACCTGTTGGTCCTGTGTAACCTGTTGGTCCTGTGTAACCTGTATAACCTGTTGGTCCTGTATAACCTGTTGGTCCTGTGTAACCTGTTGGTCCGGTAACAGTGCTATCAGCTCCTGTATAACCTGTTGGTCCTGTGTAACCTGTAGGTCCGGTAATCGTGCTTTGAGGTCCTGTATAACCTGTTGGTCCTGTGTAACCTGTAGGTCCGGTAATCGTGCTTTGGGGTCCTGTATAACCTGTTGGTCCTGTGTAACCTGTAGGTCCGGTAACAGTGCTATCAGCTCCTGTATAACCTGTTGGTCCTGTTACCGTGCTTTGAGGTCCTGTATAACCTGTTGGTCCTGTGTAACCTGTAGGTCCGGTAACAGTGCTATCAGCTCCTGTATAACCTGTTGGTCCTGTGTAACCTGTAGGTCCGGTAACCGTGCTTTGAGGTCCTGTGTAACCTGTTGGTCCTGTGTAACCTGTAGGTCCGGTAACAGTGCTATCAGCTCCTGTATAACCTGTTGGTCCTGTTACAGTGCTTTGAGGTCCTGTGTAACCTGTTGGCCCTGTATAACCTGTTGGTCCGGTTATAGTGCTTTGAGGTCCTGTATAACCTGTTGGTCCGGTAATCGTGCTTTGAGGTCCTGTATAACCTGTTGGTCCTGTAACCGTGCTTTGAGGTCCTGTGTAACCTGTTGGTCCTGTGTAACCTGTAGGTCCTGTTACCGTGCTTTGAGGTCCTGTATAACCTGTTGGTCCTGTAATCGTGCTTTGAGGTCCTGTGTAACCTGTTGGTCCTGTATAACCTGTTGGTCCGGTAATCGTGCTTTGAGGTCCTGTATAACCTGTTGGTCCTGTAATCGTGCTTTGAGGTCCTGTGTAACCTGTTGGTCCTGTATAACCTGTTGGTCCAGTAATCGTGCTTTGAGGTCCTGTATAACCTGTAGGTCCTGTGTAACCTGTTGGTCCTGTGTAACCTGTTGGTCCTGTAACCGTGCTTTGAGGTCCTGTGTAACCTGTTGGTCCTGTATAACCTATTGGTCCGGTAACAGTGCTTTGAGGTCCTGTATAACCTGTTGGTCCTGTAACCGTGCTTTGAGGTCCTGTGTAACCTGTTGGTCCTGTATAACCTGTTGGTCCGGTAATCGTGCTTTGAGGTCCTGTATAACCTGTTGGTCCTGTAATCGTGCTTTGAGGTCCTGTGTAACCTGTTGGTCCTGTATAACCTGTTGGTCCAGTAATCGTGCTTTGAGGTCCTGTATAACCTGTAGGTCCGGTAATTGTGCTTTGAGGTCCTGTGTAACCTGTTGGTCCTGTATAACCTGTTGGTCCTGTTACCGTGCTTTGAGGTCCTGTATAACCTGTTGGTCCTGTGTAACCTGTAGGTCCGGTAATCGTGCTTTGGGGTCCTGTGTAACCTGTTGGTCCGGTAATCGTGCTTTGAGGTCCTGTATAACCTGTAGGTCCGGTAACCGTGCTTTGAGGTCCTGTGTAACCTGTTGGTCCTGTATAACCTGTTGGTCCTGTAACCGTGCTTTGAGGTCCTGTGTAACCTGTTGGTCCTGTGTAACCTGTTGGTCCGGTAATCGTGCTTTGAGGTCCTGTGTAACCTGTTGGTCCTGTTACCGTGCTTTGAGGTCCTGTGTAACCTGTTGGTCCTGTATAACCTGTTGGTCCGGTAATCGTGCTTTGAGGCCCTGTATATCCTGTGTAACCTGTAGGTCCAGTAACCGTGCTTTGACGTCCTGTTGGACCTGTATAACCTGTAGGTCCGGTAACCGTGCTTTGAGGTCCTGTATAACCTGTTGGTCCTGTATAACCTGTAGGTCCGGTAATCGTGCTTTGAGGTCCTGTATAACCTGTTGGTCCTGTATAACCTGTAGGTCCGGTAATCGTGCTTTGAGGTCCTGTATAACCTGTTGGTCCTGTATAACCTGTAGGTCCGGTAACTGTGCTTTGAGGTCCTGTATAACCTGTTGGCCCGGTAACCGTGCTTTGAGGTCCTGTATAACCTGTATATCCTGTGTAACCTGTAGGTCCAGTAACCGTGCTTTGACGTCCTGTTGGACCTGTATAACCTGTAGGTCCGGTAACCGTGCTTTGAGGTCCTGTATAACCTGTTGGTCCTGTATAACCTGTAGGTCCGGTAACAGTGCTTTGAGGACCTGTATAACCTGTTGGCCCGGTAACCGTGCTTTGAGGTCCTGTGTAACCTGTTGGTCCTGTATAACCTGTTGGCCCGGTAACCGTGCTTTGAGGTCCTGTATAACCTGTTGGACCTGTTACTGTGCTTTGAGGTCCTGTATAACCGGTTGGACCTGTATAACCTGTAGGTCCGGTAACAGTGCTTTGAGGTCCTGTATAACCTGTTGGTCCTGTTACCGTGCTTTGAGGTCCTGTGTAACCTGTTGGTCCTGTATAACCTGTTGGTCCGGTAACAGTGCTTTGAGGTCCTGTATAACCTGTTGGACCTGTTACTGTGCTTTTAGGTCCTGTATAACCTGTTGGACCTGTTACTGTGCTTTGAGGTCCTGTATAACCTGTAGGTCCTGTGTATCCTGTGTAACCTGTAGGTCCTGTTACCGTGCTTTGAGGTCCTGTATATCCTGTTGGTCCTGTAGGTCCTGTAACTGTGCTTTGAGGGCCAGTTGAACCTGTGTAACCTGTATAACCTGTAGGTCCTGTAACTGTGCTTTGAAGGCCTATTGGACCTGTTGGTCCTGTGTAACCTATAGGTCCTGTTGCTCCAGTATTAAAAGCAGTACCCGCAATTCCTTGTGGACCTGTTTGTCCTGTGTAGCCTGTAGGCCCAATCTGACCTTGTGGTCCTGTTGCTCCAGTATTAAAAGCAGTGCCACCAATTCCTTGTGGACCTGTTTGTCCTGTGTAGCCTGTAGGCCCAATCTGACCTTGTGGTCCTCTTTTACATTCTATTATAGGCGTATTACACGTTTTTTGGCTGTTAATATAGTCAGTATAATTTGTATAATTTCCTATATTTCTACTAAATGTTTGAGAACAATTTTTATTTTTATCACATTTAGACATGTTGTATATTATTTTTTATTATTTAAATTTTTATAGTAAAAAATTATATAAAATGTGCGTTTTAAATAAGAAAATGAGTAAAATATGACAAAATTATATTATCTTAATTAAAAATGAAAATATAATTAAAGAATTAGCATGAGGGTAATGCAGCTAAACAGAGACGTATTGAACCAAGTGACGCCACATCATATTTCACAACCAAAGGCAAATCGTTCTCTAAATAAACCTCAATCTGTGAACATAAATTTGTGCACTTGATAAAATAGCCTAAATTCTTCAGAGAAAACTCTCCCTGAATAACCTTTGACGAATCTTGCTTCAAAATGAAACCCATGCTACCATCAGATTCGGCTCGGTGGATTTCGGCATTTGCGAATTGACCAGAGCACTTGAAGATGAGCTCATTACCAACTGATTTAATCTCCAACTTATCAGAAATACCAGACAAATCACGAATAATCTTTTGGAAATCAGCAGAAGGTAGGTTAATAATTGATGAGAATGTAACGTTAGGATACTCAAGCTCCTCAGGATCTGGCTCAATCAATCGCAACTTTTGTGTCTTGCATTGCTTAATCTCTCCATTCTCAAACTTCAAAGCTAAATGAGAAACAATTCCATCAACATAATCTCCATTCTCAATGTAAATGGTAAGTGTATCATCATTATCAATGGAATTGATCAACTTGAATAAATGAAACATGTTCACACCAATAATAATCTTCTCCTTCTTGCACTCATAAAACTCAAAATTTTGCGAAGCCAAATACAAGTGAGCTAAAATTGTATGAGACTTATCCATGTTAATAATGCGAATGCCGTCAGGTTGAAATGAAATATTTGTCTCCAAAAGAATGTCTTTCAACGCAGTCATTAAAGTTCTAAAAGGCGCAATTTGTACCGTTTTAATAGTCAAAACATTGTTATCTGTTGAACCCTTTGATGCAAAATTTGACATTTATATCTAAACTTTAATCATAATCTTTAAATACTTATGTGTCAAATTATTAAAATTAAACGCACTTAATAAGGAACCAAGGTTCCCCTATGACCCCTACTAATTTCTAATATTACTCTCAGCGGACCTTGTTATATGCACAGTTATTTTTTCTAAGATTTTTTTTACGCTAGATTTACTTTGGGAACGCGTTTTTGTCCATGACCATATTTTTTTTTCGCATATTTTGCTAATTTAAGTGCTTTGCTCCCTGGTTTACAACCTTCTTCTAATATATTGTAATCCACTGCGGCTGCTTTTCCTGAAGTTATAGCACTTGCTAAACGCGCTATTCCCCACGATTGCCCCGTTTGATTTGGTCTTGACCCTGAAGAAAAATATGCCCCTTCCCCTTTATTAATTATTTTTGCTAAAGCCGCCTTTGAACATCCCGTTTTCTTTGCCAATTCATCCGTTGCTCCAATTTTTTCTACGTTATATATTTTTCTTGCATGCAATACATGTTGCGATGGTTTTGATTTAAATGATTTTACTTGTTTTCTAGTGTAATATATTCCTTTTTTATAAAGTCTGCGAGATTTTAATAGCATCATGCTAACTTTTTTTCTGTCCTTTTGAGTTAATCTTTTAGGCAAGTATCTTAAAACAACTTTTCTGGTCTTGTTTTTTGTCATTTTCCCTTTATTAAACATTGATAAATTAAATTTAACTATTGGAAAAAATATTATTTGGGATTTATCATATAAAAAGTTTTTAAATACATAAATTATTAATTTAAATGATTCAAGCAAAAGATTACTTTGACAATATACAAACACTATTTGAAAAATATCAGAATAACCCATATATGTTACAACGTCTTTGCTATCATATAACTGATATTCTTCCTTCTACACTTGAGACAGAAGAAAAGAATCACGAAAAGCGAGTTGAACGTACTGCTTTTTTAACAAAGGAGCAACAAACCTTCATCCAAGTATTTTTAAGTAAAAACCAATATTACTACCTGTCAAACAATAATTGCTTTTATCAATATGATGGAAAGACATACAGGATGGTTACAGAGGACGATATTCAATACCAACTTCTCTCTACTATATCCAAAGACCGAACCCTCATGGATTGGAAACATAAGACTAAAATCAATATTATCAAACAAATCAAAGAGAGAAATATATTCAAATCTGTTCCTGAGACGGACACTATTCAAAAAATTATCAATTTATTATGTCCCGCAATGTTTTCAACTAAAAGTCAAGTTAAATATTTCTTATCTATTATTGGCGACAGTATTTTGAAAAAATCAAACGACCTTGTATTCTTAACAAAGCCTAAAACCAAAAAAATATTTATGGAATTAGACCATATGTGCTATATTATTACAGGTTATGCAAATATTACTAGTAATTTTGTTACAAAGTATAATGAAACATATAATTATCAGAATTGCAGGTTGATTAATATTAGTGACACAATGTCAGTTGAACATTTCAGAGAGATATTTAATAAGAACGGATTAGATTTTTTATGCGTTGCTGCACACTATTCTGAGAGATATGGAAACTCAGACCAATATCTTCTCTCTTCAGAAGAATTGGCTGACTACGCACTTTACATGAAAAATAATATACAAGCAGAAATATTTAATGAATTTTGTGGTTATTCTTTTGAAGAAGTAGTCGGTGAGACTGAAAATAATAATAAGAAGTATTCTATTACCTGGAAGAATATGCATTTTATTTGGAAGCTATTTATATCCAAACGTTCTTTGCCAAGTATGATTTACTCTAATAATTTAAAAAAACTACTTAAAGAACGATACCCCTATGACGAGACCAGTGATACATTCTATAAAATAACTAGCAAATACTTGCCATTTGTAAGCCATTTTATTCAGTTTTGGGAAAATACTATTAGCACAACTATTGGAACTGAATTTGACCACGAAATTGAAGTTGATGAGCTATGTGGTTTATTTAAAAAATGGATACACGACAACCAAAACGTTAATTATTATGCTGGAAATACTAACGAACACGGGATTTTGAAATTATTAAATCATTATTTTCCTAACATTGAAATTATTGACAATAAATACATTCTTAATGTGAAGTGCAGTCTCTGGGATAAAATTGGTGACATTAATAAAGTATTGGAGAAAATGAAGGAACATTATAAGGAAAGCGTTTTGTTTAATCAAAATGCAGCTGCTTTAATTCCATTTGATGAAATATATTCTTACTACATAAAGAACAAGCAAACTAAATTTACAATTAGTAAACGCTACTTTGAAAAATATCTGGATGTTTCTTTAGCCGATTTTATTGCATTTGATAATTTTGTTTCAATTTCTTGGCTTTCAAGTTAAATATAAATATTATAACTCTTTTATACGTTATAATATTTATCAATTTATTTATGGATTATTTGTTTATTTCTTGCCACCAGTTGGCATCATTGGAGAGGCAGGAGGCATGTCGCTTGACTTCATCATAGAAGCTTGACCACCTCTGCGCTTGCGTCTTGAACCACCAACTGATTCATACGCATTTGTTCCAACACTGCTACCTAAATCCATAGGAGCTAAGGGCTCTCCCTTGTATCCGCCACGCATCTTCTTTGACTTGCCAATCTTGACGTAACCAAACTTTCCCTTCTTGGTTCCGAAACCAGCCTTAACAAGTCGCTTCTCCTTTTTGGCAGTAAGGTGCTTCTTTCTGGAAACAATTCGGCCGTTCTTGTTCTGAAGCAACTCGTGCTTCTTAAGCCCACCGCTTGTCTTATAAGCGGTTCCATGTAAAACTTGCGCTCTGGAACCCTCTAACATCTCGTACTTATGTCCGTGAATGTGGTAGTGTCCGTAAGAATCTTTCGTGTAGCGAGTCATTATAAATTAAATAGAGAAAATAAATAAAATTTATTAAAACCGTCTAAATAATTTCAACGCGCTAGAATTTATTTTTAATGGGCGTCTCGTATCCACCCTCCACGCGACCCAATAATCTAGCATCTCCACTTGAATTGTACGGTGCGTTACCATATACAACTTTACCGCCGCGAGTATATCTTATTGCATTTACTACTCTAGCTGTCTGTGTTGACAATGGAATTACGTCAGGATTACTGTTTTTAATTATTTTGCTATTAATTGGAGATGGACAAATGCAATTTTTGTTTTCAACGTTCACGTTATTATTTAGAACATTAATAATCTGCTTTATATTTCCTGCTCTGCGTCCAGGGTAAATATATATTGAAGAATATGTTGAGGCCATTATATATTGTAGATAGTCTTTTTTTTTTATTTTATTATATTTTTTTGTATTTTATTTGTATTTTTTATTTATTTATTTAGATATATTATATGGTAAATAAAACACATAGACATTTTAAAAAACGAACTATTAAAAATAATAAAAGAAATAAAACTAAAAAAGCGTTAAAAAATAACCAACAAATAGTAATTGGGTTAAAACCGTTTGAAGTTGCATATGGAAAAACTCTTTCAAAAAACTTGAAAAAATCCAACAATGACATAAAAAATTTGTTTGTTAAAGAATTATTGTCTAAATTTGCACCTGGGCATATTAAACCTAATAATGATTTTTATGATTATATTAACTACGGGTGGCTACAAAAAGTTTCTTTAAAAAAGGAACAAGAATACATTGTACAAGTTGACGATTTTAGGCTTACCCAAGATAAAGTATATAGACAATTAAATGAAATTATTTTAGACTACATCAAACACAATGATAATAAGCTTGCTAAAAATCTTAAAAACTTTTATTATTCTGTTGTTAATGGAAACTCAAAAGATGACAGCAAAAAACGTTGCAAAGAAATTGTTAAAAAGATAGATGAATTCAGAAAGGATAAAAAAAATGTATGGAAATTACTTGCATTTGCTAACAAGGATGAAGTTGTTAGAGCACACGCACCATTTGTATGGTCTTTAAATCCTGACAACAAAGAATCAACAATTAATAGATGTTGTATTGATTCCCCTGCTCTTTCTATTGTTGATATTAATGTTTATTTTGACGATGGAACTGACATTGAATACAAAAATGGAATTAAAAAGGAGTTTAAGCTCTTTTGCAAAGACCTTTTTGATAAAACTATTGGACCAAATAATCATTTGAACCCTGCTCATGTTTTTGAAGTTGAACAAGAAATGATGAATGCTCTTATATGTACTAAGGTAACTACTAGTTTAGATTCTTATAATAAAATTAGCGCTCATGAAGCTATTTTCAATTATGAATTCAATTGGGCTGAATTTTCACACGAACTTGGATTTATTTACACACCATCCTTTTTTATAACATCAAGCAAAAATTATTTGAAGTGTGGAACCGAGTTATTATTAAAAAACTGGGACTCTGAAAAATGGAGAACATACTGGATTTACATATTCGTTAAAAAAATTGCTAGAATGACAAAAGATTGGGAAAAACTCAATTATAATTTCTTCGGAAAATTTCAAAGAGGACAAAACAAAATTAATGACAGCGATGCAGTAAGCGCATCTTTATATATGTCTGTTCCATTCAACACCTTTTTAACAAACAAGTACGTTGAAAAATATGAAGCTCCAGAAAATGTAAAATACGTTGAAGTCATGTGTAACGACTTGAAAGAAGTTTTTACTAGAATCGTCAAACGAAATAAATGGTTATCTCATTCTACTAAAAGATATGCTTTAATTAAACTTAAAAATCTTCACTTTGAAATTGCAAAGCCTAAATTTTTGAGAGAAGATCCTTTACTTGATTACGGAGATGGACTTATTGAAAATATGGATAAAATACACGAATGGCGTTTAAATCAATTTCTCCAATTAGAAGGAAAAGGTCTTGTTGATATTCCTATCATGGATTGGACTCAATATCCAGTTAAAATGAGTGGAACACAATCTTATATTGTTAACGCGTCTTACACACCATCCAAAAATAACATTTATATTAACTTGGGTTATATTCAAAAACCATTTGTAGACTTGGAAGAGCGCGGAATTGAATATAACTTAGCTCATCTTGGTTTTACTATTGGCCACGAAATGGGTCACTCATTAGATGATTGGGGAAGTCAATATGATTATCACGGTAATTTGCGCGATTGGTGGACTCCCGAAGACAAGAAGAAATTCAAACAAATACAAAATGACGTCATTAAACAATATGAAGAATTTGCAGCGCGTGATGGAATCAAATTTGACGCCTCCATCGGTGTAGGTGAAGATTTGGCCGACATTGCCGGATTAGCCGTTTGCGACGAGTATTTGCGTGATTATCAAGCAAAGAATGAAGATATTATTCCTATTAAAAATATTTCTTTTGAGGCATTTTATACCTATTACGCATTTCAACAGAAACAACACGTTGGTAAAAAGGCACTCGCAGCGCAACTTAAAACTAACCCACATCCTCTTGATAAATATAGATGCAATATTCCTCTTTCTCGCTCTCAAATTTTTCGTGCTTTATACAACGTTAAAAAAGGCGACGGAATGTGGTGGCATAATACAAATACTGTGTGGTGAACGTTGCATTTTATATTATAAATAATTAGTACCTTTGAATTTAATTACTAATTTTTATTTTGGCCCAACCTTTCCAAAGGTTGATTTTTTTCTCCACTTTTTATTATAATGGATTTAATTTAAAAATTGAAACTAAATAAACACAAAATAATAAAGAAATATAGACAAGATGGCATCGCAAGACGTTAACCTAGCAAATAAATATCAGCAGAAAACTGACAAACAGCATATTCTTGATAATCCTGATACATATATTGGGTCTGTTGAGAATGTTGACTCGTTTGTCTGGCTTCTCAATCAACTCGGAGAACGCATTGTTGAAAAAAATATTGTTCTTGTCCCTGGTCTTTTCAAGCTATTTGATGAGGGAATTGTGAATTGCAGAGACCACGTTGTTCGCCAAGCTCAAGCAGTTAAAAATGGAGTTGCCAACGCACTTCCTGTAACTAGCATTGATATTGCAGTTCAAGATGATGGAACAATTGTAATGATTAATGATGGAAATGGGATTGATGTTGCCGAGCATCCTGAATACAAGATTTGGATTCCTGAGCTCATTTTCGGTCACTTGCGCACCTCTACCAATTATGACAAGACCGAGAAGAAGATTGTTGGTGGTAAGAATGGGTTTGGATTCAAGCTTGTTCTCATCTGGTCAACTCACGGTTCTATTGAAACAGTTGACCACATCCGAGGACTCAAGTATACTCAGGAGTTCCGTGATAACTTGGATGTAATTGGCAAGCCTGTTATTACCAAATGCAAGTCCAAGCCTTATACGAAGATTACTTTCAAGCCGGATTATAAGCGTCTTGGACTTTCCGGTCTCACTGCAGACATGATTTCATTGTTTAAGAAGCGCGTTTACGACGTTGCTGCTGTAACCGACAAGTCTGTCAAGGTCAAGTATAACTCGCAAGCTATTCCGGTAAAGAATTTCCAGCAGTATATTGACATGTATATTGGAAACAAGGATTCGGCTCCACGTGTTTATGAGGGCGATTCCGATGAACGATGGGAATATGCAGTTGCACTTTCGCCTACACACGAATTCATTCAAGTGAGTTTTGTGAACGGCATTCACACCGCCAAGGGTGGAAAGCACGTTGATTATATTCTCGGTCAAATTACCAGAAAGCTAGTCGCGTTCATTGAAAAGAAAAAGAAGATTGCAGTAAATGCAAATAGCATTAAGGAGCAACTTATTCTGTTTCTGAGATGCGACATTGAGAATCCTGCGTTTGACAGTCAGACCAAGGACTTTATGAACACTCCAAGCGCAAAGTTTGGCTCCACATGCACCGTCAGTGACAAGTTTATTGAGAAGATTGCCAAGATGGGTGTCATGGACGCAGCATGCGCAATTACCGAAGTGAAGGAAAACAAGGCCGCAAAGAAGACCGATGGAACCAAGTCCAAGAACATTCGCGGAATTCCAAAGCTTATTGATGCAAACTGGGCTGGAACTGAAAAGTCTGCACAATGTATGATCATCTTTTGCGAGGGAGATTCAGCCAAAGCAGGTATTGTTTCTGGTTTGTCTTCTGAGGATAGAAACACCATTGGTGTGTATCCAATGAAGGGTAAAATTCTCAATGTTCGCGGCGAGCAAGTCAAAAAAATTGCAGAGAACAAAGAGATTGCTGAAATCAAGAAGATTCTTGGCTTGGAAACCGGTAAGGAATACAAGTCGTCGGCAGACGTTGCAAAGAGCCTGAGATACGGAAAGGTCTTGTTCATGACTGATCAGGATTTGGACGGCAGTCATATCAAGGGCCTCGGTATAAACTTGTTCCAATCTGAGTGGCCAAGTCTCGCGCAAATTCCTGGTTTCATCGGTTTCATGAATACTCCCATCTTGAAAGCCAAGAAGGGCGCTCAGGAGCTGGTCTTCTATAATGAAGGCGAGTATGAGGCTTGGAAGGAGGATAATGAAAACGGCAAAGGCTGGAAGGTTAAGTATTACAAAGGTTTGGGAACCAGCACCGGAAAAGAATTCCGTGAATATTTTGAGAAGAAGAAGATTGTCGGTTTTGCTCATAGTGGCAAGCCTTGTGACGACGCAATTGACATGGTCTTCAATAAAAAGCGCGCAGATGACAGAAAAGATTGGTTGGAAGAATATGACCGCGAAAGCTATCTTGACACCAATCAGGAATCTGTTGGTTATGATGAGTTTATCAATAAGGAGCTCATTCACTTCTCCAAGTATGATTGTGACAGAAGCATTCCCAACTTGATGGATGGTCTTAAGATATCGTTACGAAAGATTCTGTTTGCTGCATTCAAGAAGAATTTGACTTCTGAGATTAAGGTGGCACAGTTCTCAGGATACGTTTCCGAGCACTCTGGTTACCATCATGGTGAGGCTTCATTGAATGGAGCAATTGTGAATATGGCACAAAACTTTGTTGGAAGTAACAATATCAACTTGTTCACTCCAAATGGACAATTTGGCACTCGTTTGCAAGGAGGAAAGGATAGCGCTTCGGAAAGATATATCTTTACTCAGTTGTCTAAGATTACGAGGACCTTGTTTCCTGAGATGGATGACAAGATTCTTAAGTATTTGAATGACGACGGATTTCCAGTTGAACCAATCTTCTATGCTCCGATTATTCCTATGGTTCTGGTGAACGGTTCCAAGGGAATTGGCACAGGTTTCAGCACTGAGATTCTGTGTTACAATCCATTGGAGATTATTGGATACTTGAAGAATAAGCTTTCCAGCACTTCAAACTCGCATTTTGATTTCATGCCTTATTACGAAGGATTCACTGGGTCCATTTCAAAGATTTCAGATGGCAAGTTCCTCGTGAAGGGCAAGTATGAGACTCTTGGTGCAGATAAGATTCGTATTACTGAGTTGCCAGTTGGAACGTGGACTGATGATTTCAAGGAATATATTGAAACTCTAACAGATACTGTTGATAAAGCAGGAAAAAAGATTACTCCAATTGTCAAGGATTACGATGATATGAGTAAGGACACAACAGTTGATTTTGTCATTACTCTGCAAAAAGGAAAGCTTGCTGAACTGGAAGCAATCAAGTTGGATAATGGATGCAATGGTCTTGAGAAGCAGTTCAAATTGTTTAATACCATTTCTACTAGCAATATGCATTTGTTTGACTCAGAAGATAAGCTTAAGAAGTATGCAAATGTGCGCGATATTATTGACGATTATTATGGAACTCGGCTTCAAATGTTTCAAACTAGAAAAGATTATATGATTGATGCTTTAACACGTGAATTGGTTTTGCTTTCTAATAAGAGCAAGTATATCAAGGAGAACTTGGACGGAACTATTGATTTGCGTAGGAAGAAGCGTGAAGAAGTTAGTAATTTGCTCAAGGAAAAGGGCTACGACGTAATTGATGAAGACGAAGATTTCAAGTATTTGGTGAAGCTTCCAATGGATAGTGTGACGGAGGAGAATGTTGGAAAGTTATTGAAGGAACATGGCGATAAGGTTGCGGAGCTAGAACTCGTAAAGTCAAGAACGATTGAGCAGATGTGGTCTGGTGAACTGGATACGCTGTCAGTGGAATACGCAAAGTATAGGGAGGAACGCGAACGTAGTATATCTGGAACTGTCAAGAAATCTGGTACAAAGGTAGTAAAGAAGACCAAGCTGGTTGTTGCAAATTAAAATAAAATAAAATAAAATAAAATAAAATAAAATAAAATAAAATAAAATAAAATAAAAATTTGTTTATTATTTTGTTTTATCTATTATTACTTCTTTTGCAATATTACGAATTATTTTTTCACGTTTTTTTTCATCATTTTCCATAGTAGAACCACCCATGGCTTCCAATAAAATATTCTGATACTCCATATGTTTTTTGGTATCTGTATCTTCTGCGGTTGGATTTTCTTCTCTCCACTGAGGTAATTGTTTAATATTTTTGTGTTCAACCTCTTTTATGGCGCGTTTAATTTTTATATTTTCATTATTTTCCTTTTCCCAAGCATCTTTGTCTTTTATATACAATGTTTCTCTCTTCAAGTCGCTGCAGTGAATGGGTCTTTTACAAACGTCAATGTCTTTCAAATTTCTTAAGAAGATTTTTGTAATACCTTCCACGTAGCCAACTCTACCAATCATATCTAGAACACTTAGTTGCAGTTTGATTTGCTCAACAAAATCAGTTAGATTAAGCGCGTCTTTGCATGTCTCATTCAAGAATAATTGTAAATTAAAATTATTTGTATTGTTGTTATTGGTTGTGTTATTAATAGTTTTTCCTTGTTCAGCTAACTCTATCAGTTTTTTATTTTGTTCTACAAGCTGTTTATTTTGTTCAAAAATCAACTCTTTAAACTCTTGATTCTGTTTCACAATTTCAAGAATAATGTTGTATGACATGTCAATTGGGAGGGTGTTTGGAACAACTTCTTGAACATTACATATTTTTTTGTGTTTCCATATACCATTCCGCGAATTATATGTTTTCCCACAATCTCCGCAAGTTAAAAGGCAACTTTTGGCAACTTTTTTGTCACTAGTGTCACTTTTTTGCGCATTTTTGTGTTTATCAGTTAAATTGTGTTTATCAAAGCTGCTTTTTTTGCTTGTAAAATAGTCACAAAAATCACAATGAAATTTTTTAGCAACTTTTTTGCAACTTTCTGTCACCATTTGTTTCTATATAGCTAACAGAAAAAATGCCTAAATCTTTTTCCCAAAAAATACTTAAAAATTATCGTAACAAAATTTTGATGTTTAAAAAATATTTTTAGAGCATTATGCTCACAAGGGAGAAATTTTGACCCTTTTTTCATAAAATCTTTTGACTTTTGAAAATTGGACATTTATTTTTGTCCATTTTTGGATTTTGGAAACACTTTTGACCCTTTTTTATTCGAAATTTCCGCCAGGTTCTTTAAGTTCACTTTTTGGGAATATATATTATTTTCTTGGAATTTAAATATTGGAATCAAGACCATTTATAACCAGTTTCTTTCATAGTTGGAATCAAAATCTATTAACTATTGACCTTTGTCAAATGATTCCAAGAGAGAAAAAGTAATTCAAAATTATATTAAATTATTTTTTCTTTTTTCGCCTTTTTTAGCCTTTTTTCGCTTTCTAAAACCAAGGTTTTAATTCTAACTGTTTATCATTATTTTGGGACATAACTGGAGGATCTATTGGTTTATACATTGTGCTAGCATCCACCAAGTATTTATGATAACCAATCGCCTCTGAATACACTTGATGTATGCAATAATCTAAAACAATCTTATTCAATTGTTCTACCTGTTGTTGAACGTTTGTTGGCTGATTGGCAGCATGCTGTAAAAATGTACTGCGCATAATAATTTTTAGAGTATCCCCATCTTGGTCGCTGATGACATATTGACCATTTGACTTGTGGTAAACCCCGGCTCTAATACCATTTTGAATTATGCGAATATTGTTGTGAGAGAAAAAAGTATTTGACAAGTCTGTGTTATCCCATAAACCTTCAGTGGGATTCCTAAAAGTCGCGCATTGGTTTACTGGTATTTTGTCATACATCTGAAATAAATCTGTTGTTTTAGGGCCGTTAATATCCACTCTTCCATTTGATGGTCTACAGTTATTCATTATAATATTCTAATATAAGAAAATATTATATCCTATTATTTTATACAAATGAACTTTCAAACCACAGTTTTAATTATTGCCATAGTTGTTCTTATAATATGCATCATTCTTATTGGTATCGCTTTAGCAAAAACCAAAAGCACTCAACAATGGCCTCCTCTTGTTGGAGATTGCCCCGATTATTGGGTTGATATGTCTAATAATGGCGCTCAATGCGTTAACATTCAAAATTTAGGCACATGTAATTCTGGTGTTCCTTCTGGTCAACATTTACAAATGAATTTTACTGTTGCGCCTTACGTTGGACAAAATGCTGCTTGCTCAAAATATAAGTGGGCTAATGGTTGTGGAATAACATGGGATGGCATTACTTCTGGTGTCTCCAACCCTTGCGATGCTTCTGGAAACGCTACACAATAAATTATTATGTTAATTATATTTTATTTTAATTAATATAATGATATTTGACATCGTTTTAATTAAAAAATTGCCGATTGATATTGAAATACTTATTCAATCTTTCATACCTATTCAAGTTTTATGTTTTTTAAATAAGAAATATTATATAAAATACCACAAATACGTAAAAAATTGGATTTCAAAGAAATTTTATGAAAATTATTTGCGAGATATGGTAAGACGCGATAATGAGTTTGTATTTAATCTATTAATCAAAGAAAAATACAAAATATGGTTTCAAATAAAAAAATATAGATACAAAAATACAATTTATGGTAATTATATTTGCTTTATAGATAGTTTTTGTATTGAAAACCAATCTACAAACTGCAGAAACTCATTAAAAGAATTTATCAATAAAACTGGTTTGAGTAAAAATCAGCATAAAAAGAATACTTATACAAATATAATATGGACAAACTAAACTTGAATGAAATGTTGAATAGACAACCTGATGTTATTAAAATGAAAGAAACGCTCATGGATTTTGAACTCAATAAACATAACCATTTATTCAAGAAGGGCATTTATGTTTACGGTGAACCTGGAACCGGTAAAACTACTTTTGTCATGGATATATTAAAAGAAATGAATTATGACGTTGTTAGATACGATGCTGGTGATATAAGAAATAAAACTATTATTGATAATCTAACAAAACATAATATGTCTGATAAAAATATTATGAGCATGTTTCATAAAAAGATCAAAAAAATTGCAATTGTTATGGATGAAATTGATGGAATGAATAATGGCGATAAAGGTGGTATAAATACTCTCATCAAACTTATTCGCCCCAAAAAAACTAAAAAACAAAAGCTTGAAGAAGTAACTCTAAATCCAATTATATGCATCGGTAATTACCATATTGATAAAAAAATTAAAGAACTTATGAAAGTATGTAATTCTATAGAACTCAAAAAACCAACTTCTCCACAGATTACAAATATGATTAAAACATTGATGCCTACACTTGAAGACCCGTTGCAACAAAACATTTCTAACTTTATTCAACATGACCTAAGAAAATTGAAAACAATGTTTAATTTATATACAAGCAAACACGGCATTCTAAGTGATAATGTTATTAATAATATATTTCAAGTAAAATCTTATAATGACGATACCAAACAAATAACACAAAAACTAATTAATAGCAAATATCATATAAATGACCATTTATCAATTATGAATGAAACTGATAGAACAATTGTAGGTTTATTATGGCACGAAAATATTATTGATGTTTTAGGAAAAATGAAACCCAATGAATCAATCCCGGTTTACTTGAATTTGTTAAATAACATGTGCTTTGCTGATTATATTGACCGCATAACATTTCAAAAGCAAATATGGCAATTCAATGAAATGAGTTCTCTCATCAAAACATTTAAGAATAACAAATTGTATCATGATTCTTTTAAAAAGAAACCAAAGTACAAACCTTTAGAGATTAGATTTACAAAAGTATTAACAAAATATTCAACTGAATATAACAACTCTATTTTTATTCAGAATTTATGTCAACAACTCGGAATGGATAAAAAAGATTTGTTTGCGTTCTTTTTAGAATTGAAAAATAAATATCACGATAATGATATTACATTGTTGTTTGAAAATTATGAAATTAACAAATTGGATATAAATCGTATTTACAGATATCTGGAAAAATATACAAAAATTAACGCCGAAGATGGAGAAGAAGCCGCTGAGACTGAATTGTCTGATGGTGAATAATTCGGTTTTTTGTTTTTATTTTTAGTCGGTGTAATTTTACATGAGAAAAAGTGTAAAATTCCAATCTTTGAATAACCCACCTCCCAATATGTTTGGTTTAAACTCCAATGGATTTTCTATTGCTTTTAATTTATTTATCTCTGATTCGTCTTGACGTTTTAGGTAATTTAAAAGCGCTAATTGTGCAAACATTTTTTTGAAATTATAAATTTGTTCTGTATCTTCTTCATTAATTGCGTGAATATTTATAATTGTTCCATTATAACGATTGTATATTTCAGTAGTAGTTCTATTGATTAAATATCTTTGATCATATCCGCTAAATAAATCTGGGATTCTTTTATTATAGTTACGTTCATTTAACATTTTAGGTAAGCTTCTTGTCAAAAGATAAAAAATAAATAAGATAAACTTCATCGTATTTATTATTCATGAAAAAATTTTATATTGTTATTTTATCATTAGTGTATAACTATTTTTTTTGGCTATTTTTGGCTAGTTTTTTTGCATATTTTTTGTGTTAATTAATTATTGCTGCAACGCGACGACGTTCTACAATTTTTAACCCTTCATCAGCCATTGCACTTCGCTGCTTCGCTGCAAACTTTGCCTTGCATGTATTGTCCGTCACGCAGTACTGATGACGCTCGTATTGTTCAATAGAATCATAGAATAGAGTCACCGGTTCAATAAATTCTCCAGTGCAAACACGCACCTTGAAGTATAGGTCCTCATGCCTTGAACCGACGCGATGTCCGTAATACTTCTCGCCAGTTACTGCATTCCGAATTGTGGACCCGGTGTCACCAGACCCAAACAAGATGACTGGCTTCATTTTGTATGCGTTGGAATCGTAACGTTTGGTCTTGAAACAGAGCTTGTCATCTATCGTCTCTGTCATTACTTTATTAACCTTTTGTCTGTTTGACCTTGAATTGACAGAGATGTTGTCGTCATCAAAGTCATTATTGTAATTCTTGTAATCATAATTGCGGCTCATTGCTTCTGGAATTTACTGAGATACTTTAAACTTTGGGTTTAACTCTAAATCAATTTTTTTTCGGGAGTATAAAGAAAATCAAATTAAACTTACAGATTACCATTTTGTGTCATCTGTTTAATTGATTTTTGGATTATCTCATTTATTTTTTTTTCTAAATAAGTAACCTTTGTTGTTAGTTGTTGATTCTCTTGAATTAATGAATGTAATATTTGTGTTTGCTCTGATAATTTTTTTTCGTATGCAGAAGCTATTTCTATTGGTGTTGAATTTATTATAGTTCTTTGTTGTTGTTGCATAATTTTTTGATGATTTTCAATAGCTTCTGCACGTTTCTTTTTAAGCTCTTCTATTTGTCGTAGAACCTCCGGTTTATGTTCCGGTCTTCCTGGTTCATAACTAGCAAGCATTACATCAATTGAATTCATAAAAAACTCCTTAACATCTGGCTCCTTAACAAAATCGTCAACTGTTTTTTCTGAAAGATTGGTGTATGGATTTGGATTTTCCAACATTGTTTTCTTATCAAAAGAATTATGAACATGAGAGAAAACCAAGATAGATTTCATGGAATCCAGTTGAACAAACGGTATCGTATAATCTTTTAGAAACGATTTTTCCTCAGCAAGAGCTGCATTATCATCGTAACGCGTTTGTTTTAACAGTTCCTTGCGAAATGCAAAAGTTGCTGCAGTGGAGTGATTTGGTCCATATGGTCCAAACTTATACATCTTTTGAATGTGTTTAAAATAAATATACATTTCACTAGAACCTGCACAAAGAGCTTGAGGATTTTTTTGCAACACTTCTACTGCATGTGATACTCTATCTGGAGGATAATAGTCGTCATCATCCATATAAACAATTATATCTCCTTTTGCCTTTTCGTGCATTAAATTTCTTTTTTTACCTAGATTCATTTTGGTGTCGTATTTAAAATATCTAACTTGAGGAATGTCCTTGACAAGGTCTTCAATTTTATCAGTTCCATCGTCAATAATAATCCATTCCATTCTATCCTTTGGGTATGTCTGGTTTTCAAAACACTTTATAATTACACTATAAAATGGTCGTCTATTAAACGTGGGAGTGCATATACTAACAAACGGTAACACATTATTTTTATTCCCGTTTTTCTTATTTTTCATGATAAACCCTATTTAAATATAATATAAGAGGTTTTTATATTATATTATATTCAAAAGACAAATTTTTATTTTTTTCGCTTTTTTGAACCACCAAATAATTTCTCTATTTTTTCAAATAAACTGGGTTCTGCTTTTGCCTCTGCAGTTGGAATACACACCTTCTCGGTTTGAATATAATTACCTAGCCCAAATGTGGAATGGTCAATTCCCTTTGGAGTATAAGGTTGATAAATACTTGTAAAAAAGTATAATAATACACATGCAACGATAGATACAAATGCCGTGTATCCTCCAAACATTTTATTTGCGCTTATAATAATATTCAATGACATAAGAATCATGATTATGCTCATCTTGAATTTTAATACATTTTTAATGGTTTCAAACACTCCATAAGATTTACCGGTTTCCGCATTCTTTGATTTCATAAATAATGGAAAGCATATGCAAAATGTGGATATCAAGAATGACAAAATAGGTATGATAAGTCCCATTCCGATCAAAAAGAATGTTATAATAAACAAGAATATATAGAATATAGCCCAATACCATGTCAAAATACCCCACATATCTCCATCTTTCCAAATTGTTGAGTTGGGTGTTTCAGTTTTTTCACTAAATAATAGATGGATGTTATAAAACCATAAAAACATCAAATAGAATGTGTCTATTAACCCAGTAAGAATATATGTAAAAAATGAAAATAATGGCCCAAAAATAACAATTAAAGTTTCAGGGAGAAATGAATTTATGAAATTGCCAATAACGTTAATAATATTAAAATTACACGCAATAACCTCTTGCAAAGTGGTTCCAACATACATTTTATAAACATTGGTTTTAGGACCATTTATCATATCTTTTAATGTGCCTAGAGTCTTCTCAATTGTTTTAAAATTCTCCTCTAATGGAAATTTCAATTTAGTTGACCAAACACCTTTCTCCATTTTTACAACATTAATATCTACAGGTAATTCTTTTATAGGAGGCATAATATCAGTGTAAGGCGCATACGCTAAACACGTTGGAAGAATATTAGTTTGCGCGACTTTTCCTGTGTATAAAAACAACGAACCTATTAATACGATAACTCCCAAAGTGATTAGCTGATTAAAAACATTGAGAGAAAAAGATAACATCTCATTTTTTGGTTTTTCACTTATATTTTTTTTTTCATCTATAGCTGATGTATCTGACATAACTATAATAAAACGATATAATATTTTATTGATTAAATTGCTAAAAATGTTTTTATCTAACCAAAATATATAATGAGCAAAGTATATTTAATCATTTGGTCATTTATTCTTATATTTTTAACTATTTATATTTTTAACTGGGGAGACTATTTAATAAAAAATGGATATATTGTTGAGCAATTTACTTCATTAGGACCCATTATTGACAACGGTTCACCTTCAACAAATCATTCTGTTGATTTACCTTTAACAACAACAACAACTTGTCAAAATATGTGTGGTCCTAATAATAGATGCTCATTAACTGGAGAACAATGTAGTTCAGATATTGATTGTTTTGGTTGCAATCCACATACAATACAATTTGCACCTGAAAACAACCAATTAGCTGATTACCGCGGTCAAAACGATGCAGGAAAATTGACCACAGAGCAAACGCCTACTTATTCTGTTTTGACAACAGATATTGGCACTCATGCTAAATTGATTAATAAACCAGATACTCCTCCACCTGGTTATTTTAAAGGTGTAGATACTTGGAGAGAAACATTTGACGCGCAGAAAGAATTATTTGATAAACGTTATAGTCCTGCAGCGCAATCATTTATGCCAAATTATCCCAAAAGACCAACGTTAAGTGGAGAGTTTGTTGATGATGGACCGTTGGCTGCCAACGCGTTTCTTTAAGTAGGAAAAATAAATATATTATTGTATATTATGAAGTTTCTATACAATAATAAGGAAATAATTAACGGAACTAATTTAACACCATTCCAAGCTCGTTTGGAACCTACAGTAGAATACAACACAAATCCCAACAAATTTTATACACTAATCATGTATGACCCGGATGCAGTTGTTGGTAACTATTTGCATTGGGTTGTAATCAATATACCAGGCAACTCCATTTCAAATGGAAATCAGGTGTTTAATTATAAAGGCCCAGCTCCACCACCAGGAAGCGGAATCCATCGCTATATATTTTTGGTTTTTGAACAGGCTGGGATAATAAATGCCCCAAGTATTCCCGAGTCTAAACGCGCAATGTCGTTTGATACTTTGTATGGCTTGCTTAACACTGAATTGCATTTACATTCAACTGCATATTTTACTAGTGAAAACTACAATAGAGGTGGAAGAAAGCGAAAGCGAAACGATAAATCAAGCAAAACTAAAAAAAGAAAGGTGCGCCGAAAAAAAGGCACTATAAATCGTTGATTATATTCGCCTAGTTTTTTGTTTTCTTTTATACCTTCTTCGCTTTGTGCTTCTCTTTTTTCCTCCTGCAGCAACATCATTAAATCTGAATTTAGTCATTACACCAAAATGATCTGAAACAAATAATTCATAACCGGTGTTCAAATCATGTTCCGACTTATATCTTTCTAACGTTTCATTTATAGAATCACCTGGTTTAAAAACAAGCGCTAATTTATAATCCTTATTTATTTGTTCAGGGTCAAATGGAATATCTAACGATGTTTTATTTTCTTCATTTATTTTTAATGGCACATTATTTATAACATTGCTAGTTATAGGATATAAATTTTCATTAAAAAATATACCATCATAACGTAATGATTTATGCTCCAATTTTCCAAGAAATCTTAAAGTGTTAATTTCTGTATTCTCTGTTAATCCAGGTTCAGTTGGATGAAATGTCTTAAACGAATCTCTTAAATTCAATGCTTTTAAAAATGTTAATTCTGACCAATTTTCCGTATCATCTGGGGTTCTGTCATAATGAATAGAATTTAATTCAAAATTAAAATCTCCTAATACAATTACTGCCCTGTCATTTCCATATGAATCTATAAGAGATTTAATAAATATTAGTTGCTGACGTCTACATCTTGAATAATTCTCCCAATTATATTTCAAACCAGGAGAGAATTTTGAACCTGCTTGTAAATATACGTTAAAAATAACTAAATTTTTAAACTCTGTTACACCCAGTGAATTATAATAACTAGAGTTACCTTGAAGCATATAAGTTGTGTGTTTTATAGCAGGATACTTAGAAATAAGCATTGTAATTGCATCCGCTTTTCTCGTCATTAATTCATCAAAATTGTTTGAATCTGGATAAACATATTTATATTTTTCTCTCATTGAATCAGATTCTAAATACAAAAACTTCAAAAATTCTGGAGTCATCTCTTGAAAACACAAAAAATCTGGGTATTCACTTTCTAATAAAAATCTGCGAAAATATGCAGTTCTTAAACGCATTATATTTAAAATTGCTTTATTTTTTAAATCTGTTGGATTACTTTCATCTAATTCTTCTTCTGGTTTACCAAAATATAATCCAAGAGCATTTTGAGTTATAATTGAAAATTCGTTTTGAATTGTATTAGCTTCTCCTAATTTGGGATATTCTTGACTAATGTAATTTTTTTTCTGAATATAACACGATGTTGGTGAGAATTCTGGAACATAACTTTTAAACCGACCTGTAAATTCTTGTTTTAAAACATCTCGGCTAATTTCTTCTTTATTGGTTTCAGTTAAATCTTCGTTAGGAACTACTTTAAATCTTTCTACATTAAATGTGTTTACTTCTATTTTACTTTTTCTTGGATTAAATTGATAATCATAATTTGGATTATCGCAATCAACTTCATCTTCAACACATAATGCAAAGTTTATTTTGCTTTTATCACAAATTTTTTTTGGAGGATCGCAGACTTTTTTATAATTCCATTCAGAATTACTAATTTCACTTACACTTCCTCCTTTTTTTGTTCTTTTATTTTTTCTAGTTTTTCTTGTTTTTTTTTGTGTTTTTTTATATTTCATTTATATATATTATAAATAAAATAAAATATTTATTTCTTATCAATTACGACTTCCTTTGCAATATTGCGAATTATTTTATTGCACTTTTTATTATCATCCTCTGAGGTTGAACCTCCCATAGCTTCTAATAATATATTTTGATATTCCATGTGCTTCTTGGTTTCATAATCTTCAGACGCTGGATTTTCTTTTACCCAAATTGGTATTTGTTTGATGTTTTTGTTTTCAATGCCTTTTATGGCTTGTTTTATTTTAATATTTTCGCCGTTTTCCTTTTCCCAAGCGTCCTTGTCTTTCACGTATAAGGTTTCTCTCTTCAAGTCACTGCAATGAATTGGTCTTTTAAACACATCAAGTTCATGCAAGTTTCTCAAGAATATTTTACTCATTCCCTCCACATAACCAACACGACCAATCATATCCAAATCGGATAATTTTAGTTTGATTTGATTAACAAAGTCAACTAAATTAAGTGCATCTTTGCACTGTTCATTCAAAAAGAATTGCAAATTGAACTGATTATTATTTGTATTACTGTTATTAGTTGTATTATTTATAACAGTATTTTTCTCCTTTGCAAGTTCCATTATCTGTTTATTCTGCTCAATAATGAGGTCTTTGAATTCCTTGTTTTGTTTAAGTAGCTCAACAATTATTAAATTATTTGAGGGTTGTTCGGATTCTTCAAACACCGCGTTTTCACATTTTTTCTTATGTGACCATAATCCGTTTCTAGATTTATAAGTTTTTAAACATTTTTCGCACGTAAATTGGGATTTTTGGGACAAATCTGTCACCAAAACGTCACCACCCGTCACGAAAACCCTTTTTTTGTGTTTTATGGTGTTAATATGTTTACTGAAATCCTTTTTATTACACGTATTATAGTCACAATATTTGCATTCAAAATTAGGGGATTTTAAGGATAAATTTGTCACCATTCCGTCACTAATTTAGTGACAGAAAAAATCCCTAAATATTTTTCGCCAAAATATATATAAAAATTAGCGTAACAAATTTTTCCGACTTCAAAATATTTTTTAGACCATTATGCTCAGAACGGCGGAATTTTGACCCCTTTTTCATAAAATATCGGCGCTTTTGAAAATTGGACATTTATTTTTGTCCATTTTTTGATTTTGGAAACACTTTTGCCCCCTTTTTATTCGAAATTTCCGCCCTTACTGAGAATATAAAACCAAAATAATATATTCTTATTTTATTACCTATTTCAATGCGCCTATGTAAGCAAAATCCTTAAGCTTAATGCGTAACTGATTAATTAAGCTCATTTTGTTGTCTGTGACGAACTGACACGATAATATTACTCGGCGTTGATTTGCACACAGCTTGGATGCTCTGTGATATAAATAATTTCCTTCAAAACAAATACCATTTTTATTTAAATCCAGACTTACCACCTCATTTTTTTTATTTATGAATTCAAACTTAGTGCATGTAAGGTTGGTAGTAATTGGAATCAAAACAGTGAAAAACCTGCCATCATAATAATTGTAATCGTAGTGCCAGTTTATCCAGTCTCCTTCCTTTTCGTAAATCAATAAAACACAAGACGTTGGGAATGATAAATCGGTTGGATATACATTAAACCCAAGAAGGTCCGAAATCTTATTACGTAATTCAGTTTGATAAAATGTTATAATACTTTCAGAATTTTTAACTATTTGATTAGTTGGTATTGTAACACCGGATTTATTTGGAAGCGCGCAATTTGCAATATTTTCAGTAAAAGATGTTATTTCAACGCGTTTTTGAATATATTTATTTAGTAACATTGTTTGAATTTCATTCATCACATTATTTGACAACTGTATTGGAAATTCCTTGTAAAGACAGAATTTTTTATTGCATTCATATTTTTTTTCAAGCTGACAAGAACCGGAATTATATGCATACGTAATAATGAGAAAAAAAATAATAATTAATAATATTGAAAAGTATTTTAAATATTTAATGTAATTTTTGTTTTTCATATATATTATATAAATAAAAAAATTGAATAAAATAAATTACATTTTTTTGAATGAAACTATATTCTAACCCACATTTAAAATGACGTCAATTCGTGATTCATTGCAAAATTATTTTAACCAAAGCACAATGGTTCAATTGCCCTATTTAGAGGAAGTTAATTGTTTGAAAAGCATTATTATTCAGTTAAAACATAATGAGTACATTTCACCCGAATATATTAGAAATATGTTTGAAATAACATTCAAGTTTGGCATAATTGATAGAATTGAACAAATTGTAAAAACATGGAATACGTTTGAGTATCAATATATTTACATTGTTATTTTCAATACAGTGTTTATAGAGAATCCTACATTCATAAATTTTAATAATTGTTTAGTAAATTGGGGTTATTATGATTTATGTATTGTGTTTGATGCAAACACGTCAATTAACGTTAGAGTGTTTTATGATAACTTTATTGATAGTTGTTATAAAACTAGATTGGACGTGAACTTGTCTACGTCTACATTTCCAGTAGAAAATTTCCAATTATTGATAAATCAAACAATAGAATGCTTGAACAGCAATATGCGGGAAGATTATGATCAATTTCAATCAGTAGTTGAGTCAGATATAAATATGATAGAAGATAAAAACAATAAGCTTGCAAATGAGCTACGTAATGCTAATATTATTATTGAAGATTTGAAAGATCAAATAAAGTGGATGAATAAAATATTCTATGAAAAAGTAAAGAAAGTTGAGTCAGATTTGCGAAGCGATTTCAAAGAATTTGTTTTAGAAAATCAAACAAACACAATAAGAAGCCGAAATAGGAATAGGAATAGAAATAACTAAACGGTAAATTATGTTGCATACATAAGCCCACAATTACCACCCACAAAATTAACAACGTTATATCTTTCTTCAAAGGTATACAAATTAAAATTATAATCATAAATTCGCCATGTTGGTTTATTAATTCCAATTATATTACCAGTTTGTGGGTCGCAAATAGCTAATGATTGCGCGTATGGGTCCAATGTTGGAATAATTGTATTAAACTCCAACTCAATTGTAGTAAATCTGCTCATATTAATTGCTCCATATGGTTGAAGGTCTATTGGCGAGTTTGATATTCCATAACTATAAAAATAAATTCCTGAATAAGCCCATCCACCGGTTCTAACCCATTTTTCTATGTAGTTGTAAACTCCAACAGGTTGCAAATTTTCTCTATATGAACCATCTAACAATATTCCCATATCAATTAATATTCCGTTGATATTTGCTTCTTTAGAAGGTCCTGTAATAAACCATTTTGTTAATTGACCATTTGGATTCACTCCAGGTCCAATATCAACGATGCTTGTTGAACCATCTGGGTTTGTTCTAGTAATCTGATATGTCCCACTAGTCGGTGCTGGAACTATATCATATGGAGCATAATTATATGGCCAATTAGTATAATTTGTCCACTCATTGCGCAAATTAACATCACTTCTTTTGAATACAAATGTCATTCCAGAGACCATTCCAATTGAATCTAATTGCACTTTATTTGGACCAGTAACATTGTAAAATATCTGCTCTCTCACTTGTTTAAATAAATATTTTTGCTCTTGGAGTGCAAATAATCTAGATTCCTCATTGGAAAGAAAACAATATGTGCAATTCAAATGAACATCAGCGTTCCAAAGTGTTCTTTTATCTACATAGGAATTAAGACCAAGTTCAACATCAGGAGGAGTTTGCAAGAATCTATAAAACTGCATATACCATAAATTAAAATTAGGCGCCACATAAGGATAATTATTTGCACTATCATATACGTCACGGATGCGAAATAACTCTTGAATTGGCCTCAATGTTATATTAATGTGTAATTCATTATATTGTAACGAGATTAATGGAAAAGCCATTTGAGATTTAAATGTAAACCAGGAATTTAATGGAATGTATAATGTTCTTCCATTAATAGAAGGTGCAGCACCAGTTGCATTATAATAAGCATTTGGATATGAATTAACACGAGAACCTGCATTTGCTGGGTCATTCAATGATTCAATATTTCCAGTCATTTCATTAAATCCGAATACCTTTCGTCCGGGCATGTCGCGTTCAATCATTAGTTTAATATATTCCCCAGAAAACTCTTGCAAAGTTTGGTTGCCACATGTAATGGTAATACGAGATATCATCATTGCTCCGATTGAATCAATCCATTTAAATTCATATGGCACCCATTGTCCACTGTTATACAATTCTGATTCTTGGTCTGTATTTGGGGGCATTATAGGACTCCAAATATTTGGCAAGTCAACACTTAAATAACAATCCATTAAAAGGTCAGCATATCTGGGTATTTTAAATGTAAAATTTGATTCTTCTGCTAAACGAAGAGTTTTTGAACCTTCAAAATCAACGCGAAATTTTTGTAAACCGAAATTGGTATAGCGAGCGTATGTTGCTTTGAAAAATGTTTTTGAAGGGTTGCCGTTTAATATGATATTTTGTTGTCCTTCACTGACTAATTGCATTAATCCACCAGCCATCTTTTAGATATATTATATAAATAATTTATATTTAACTTTTTTGAATATTATTATATTTTAAAATTAGTATTATAATATAGTAGGACAATGGATACTAAGAATAAAATGATGAATATGATGGCAAATCTTAAGGAGAACTATGCGGCATACATGTTGTTAAGCATGATTATAATTGTCATTATTGCGGCATTGTTGTATTATTTTTATATGAGAAATTTATTGAATCGTGAGTGCAGTAATATGAGTAATTTGTTTTCTTCATTAAATGGTTCAATAAAATCATTAAATTCAAGTGACCCAAATTGCAATTACACTTTAAAAGATTATTATATTAAAACTGCATACAATTGCTGTAGTCCAGGCACTTTCAAGAATGATTATGTTTCAACATGCGCATTAAAAGACGTTTTAAAACAGGGCGTTCGTGGTTTGGATTTTGAAATATTCTCAATGGATGATCAACCAGTCGTTGCTACATCCACTGTTGATAATAATCATATTAAGGAAACTTATAATGTTGTGGCATTTTCAGACGTCATGAATATAGTTACAAATTATGCATTTGCTTCAAGTGGCGCACCAAATCCCCAAGACCCAATTATTTTTCACTTTAGATTTAAGAGTGCAAACCAGAAAATGTATCAGAATTTGGCTAATTTATTTAAAAGTTACGACTCATTCTTTTTGGGACCGGCTTCAAGCTTTGAAGAGAATGGTAAAAACTTTGGCAATAAAAAATTACTTGATTTATTAGGTGGAAAAATAGTTGTTATTGTTGATAAATCAAACAATTCTTTTATGGACACAGAAGATTTTTACGAATATGTTAACATGACAAGTAATTCTATATTTATGCGCGCATTACATTATTTTGATGTAAAAAATACACCTGATTTAATTGAATTGCAGGACTATAATAAGCAGAATATGAGTATTTCAATGCCAGATATTGGTTCTGATCCACCAAATCCAAGTGCTATTGTTTGTAGAGAAACAGGTTGCCAGTTGATTGGAATGATGTATCAGAAGAATGATGTTAATTTGCAAGAAAATAATGCATTCTTTGATAAATGTGGATACGCTTTTTGCTTGAAACCTGAGAAGTTAAGATACATCCCAGTTTATGTCCCGGAACCACCTCCTCAAAATCCTGCTTTGTCATTTGAAACGAGAAGTGTTAAGAGTGATTATTATGCGTTCAACATCTAATCAACCTTTGAGAAAGGTTGAGTCAAAGCAAATCAAATGAAATAAAAAAAATTATTGTGTTATGAAAAATAAAATAATACAATAATATAATATGCCCCACACAAAAAAGAATAAAAAACAAACAAAAAAATTAACAATTTGTAAAAGTCGATATGCATTGTGCACATCCGCACCTTGTAAAACTATAAAAAACAAGCCTGGAAAAACAAGATGTAAATGTAAAATTGAGAAGGGATATAACTTTGCTACCAAATCTTGCAGCAAATTAAAGGCACATAAAACAAAGAACGGCACTTGTCGTATTTATTCTACGTTTTCCATCAATGAGATTAATGACGGTAAAAGAATTACAGAATGCCCCAAGAAATATGAGTGGTCTGATTGTTTAAACCATAAATGCGTGGTTGATCCAAAGAATTCAAAAAAGGCTATTTGTGAATGCATTTTAAGAAAATCCAATAAAAGTTGGTATACTATGGGTGCAAATAATAACAAAAAATTCTGCGGTAAAAGCAAATGGTCAGGTGCTGACAAGACAGATTTTTACAAAACAATAAAATTCTGGAATGAATATTTTGCAAAGAAATCACATGTCAATGGAAAAATAATAGGAAATCCAAATAATATTATAAATAAATTACAGTAAACAAGATACATCATTTTTTTATTTTTTCTTTTAATAATATAAGACTATTTTATGAAAAACATATGTGATAAATCAATGAGCTTTCAAGAATGTGAATTAGCAATATTAAGAAGTGCTGTAGATAAAGCCGAAGAGCGTTCTGGAAGAGCTGTTGCAAATTCAGCAGAAGTAAAGAAGATAATTGACATTGTGGAGAATTTTATACGCAGAAAAAAAGTGATATGCTATGGAGGAACTGCAATAAATAATATTTTACCAAAGGCAGATCAATTTTATAACACAGAAGTGGAAATACCTGACTACGATTTTTTTTCATATAATGCCTTAAATGATAGCAAGGAATTAACTGATGAATACGTGAAAGCAGGATTTTTAGAAGTGGAGGCTAAATCTGGACAACACAAAGGGACATACAAAGTGTTTGTGAATTTTATACCAGTTGCAGATATTACATTTTTGCATAAGGAAATTTACAAGGCAGTAAAACAAGAAGCAATAAAAATAGACGGAATTTTATATGCACCTCCAAATTACTTGAGAATGTCAATGTATTTAGAACTTTCAAGGCCAGCGGGGGATGTTTCAAGATGGGAAAAAGTTTTAAAGCGTTTAACACTACTCAACAATAATTATCCATTGAAATCTGCACATTGTGATGAAATAGAACCTTTCCAGAGAGAAATGATAAACAAAGAAGATGAAGATAAAATATTTGAAATAACAAGAAACTCATTTATAAATCAAGGTGTTGTATTTTTTGGTGGATATGCCATTTCTCTCTACTTGCATTATATGCCAAAGCATTTACACAAACGTCTGGAAAAAATTCCGGATTTTGACGTTTTATCAGAAGACCCCAAGAAGACAGCTGAAATTTTGAAAGAGCGTTTAAAAGACGCAGGATATAAAGCTAAAATTGTAAAGCGCAAAGAAATAGGAGAGATAGTTGCACCACATTATCAAGTTTTAATCGGTTCAGATACAATTGCATTTATTTATAAACCAATTGCGTGCCACAGTTATAATATTATAACCATTGACAAACAGCCAGTAAAAATAGCAACAATTGATACCATGTTGAGTTTTTACTTAGCATTTTTATATTCAGAACGCAATTATTATGATACAGAGAGAATAGTGTGCATGGCGCAATTTCTCTTTGAAGTGCAACAGAAAAATAGATTACAACAGAAGGGGCTTTTGAGAAGATTCAGTATAAGCTGTTATGGACATCAGGAAACTGTGGAAGAGATGAGAGCCGAAAAGGCAGAAAAGTTTAAATACTTGAAAGAAAACAAAAAGAAACAAGACAAAGAATACGAAGAATGGTTTTTACGTTACAGGCCTGCAGATGAATTAGCTAAGAATCAATCAACTCCCAAAATAAAATCTAAAACAATTAAAAACACAAAAACATTGACTAAACGGGAAAAACTTATTAATAAATATAAAGTAAAATCTTCAAAAACCCAAAAGCGTGGACGCGGTGGATTGTTCTTATAAATTAGAAGGTTGAGTTATATTCTTTATATTTATCTAAAAAACTATTGATTCTATCTATAAGTTTAGCGTCTTCAGATGAAAACTCATATATTTTTTTATTTCCAGTTTCATCAATAACTTCAGTTGGAAAGTTAGCTAGATGAATAGTTTTTTTAATTCTAATTTCTTGAATTTCTTTATTAAAATTGAATATTTCTTTGTTGATTTCATTTATAAGTACATCTATATCTTCTTGGTCTTCTGAACTAGAATAATTTGTGCAGCACAATAGTAGTTTTTTAAATATGTCGTAGGCATCTTCGTGTATTTTAAAAACATTTTCATAGAAATCATCGCTTATATAATTAAATGACATGCTAGAAGAGCCAGAAATACTTGAACCATCTTCATCTATATTTCTGCTTGTAAGATTGTCTTCTATTTTTTGAGAGCTAAAATTCTTATTTTGAATTATTAAGTCAGTAATATTTAAAGTATCATTTAAAGCTGGTTCTAATTGAGATAGTTTATTTGAAATCATTGTTCTATTATATGTTTACTATATTTTAATTTGATTTATAATAATTTAATATTTGTATCTCCTACTACCAATTTGTTGTATCGGTCTTTTAAAAATAAGTATTTGCATATAGTTGTATTCAGCACGTATCTTTCAATTAGGATAAGATTTTCTTCTAAATATTTTTTAATATTGGCTTTTATTTCTAGCAAACGTTTCAATTCTTCATCTATGTTAGGAGACGTAATAATTTTAGCGTCTTTTTTATATTGTAGGTTAAGTATCCCCGTAATAATATACTTGTATATTTCAATGTTGAATTTTATAAACATAAGTTTTTTCTGAATTTCTGCAACTCTATAAGTCATCATTTTGTTTACAAAAGATTTATCTTCTACATAATTCATTTTACATATAGTGTTGCATACGTCTTTGCTATTGTCAATTAAGCGTGGTTTTATTGTTTGATTATTATACATTTTAACAGGATCGTAATCTTCGTCATCACTATTTTCATCGTATTTATTTAGATTTAAATTTTGTTGTTCGCAACATAATAAAAGTTCATTGTATTTTTCAGCTAAATATTTTTCGTCAAACCTTTTTGATTCTCGCATTTTTTCATCAGCATTTTCATTTTTGTCAAATTTTTCATTATATGCTTTTAATAGCTGTTTTGTTATATCTGATAAAGACATAGTTATATGTATGTTAATAATATTTTATTTTTTTAAAATATTATTTGTTTATAATCTCTATTATAATTTTTCAAATTTTTAAGTTTATTGTTTATTTGGCTTGCTTCTGTTCTCTCTTTTTATAATTTTCCATAAACAAATCTCTATTTTCGTAGTATTGCGTTAACAATGGACCAGTTTCTTTATTATAAGTTGATTTAACAATGTTCATTGCGTAATAAAAAGATTGCATTGGTATATTTAAGTTTACTAATTTATTTTTAATGTCTTTATTTAATACTGTTTTTGCAGCAGCTGTATATAATTCAACTTCATTGGATTCACTTGCGCTGGTTTGAGAAGGGTCTTTATATGGAACTGTAGCTCCGATTTGTGAATTTGACCAGACTTCACTTATTTGTTTAGCTCTTTCAGCAATTTCATACAAAATAGCAACATTTGCACCTCCCGGTTCAGTAAAATTTTGACATTCAATGTATCTTATATCTGTTAATATAGTAAACAAAGCTTGTGATATCATATATAATATAACATCTTCATCTTTAACATTAGGATTCTGCGTGAGCCAGTTAATTGTATTTGCCACAGTTATGATAGCAACTGCCACCAGCGCGCCAGTTAGCCCACCCGCCATGGCTCCTGTAATAATAGCGGTAATTACGCCTGTAACATTGTTCCATAAAATTCCCCCCTTTTTTGAACGAATTCCAAGAAGGGTGCTAGCCAATTGACCAAAATTACCGTTCCAAAAGCCATCGTCTAATTGTATTGGTTGCCATTTAAGTTTTAAATTTTTAGGTTCTTTGAATAATAAATCATCGTCAGTTATTTTATTGTCGGCATTATTTGTTAATGTTCCAATTGATTGAATGTTATTAAATATTAGTGGAAGCAATTGATTTTTTGATTTTATTTCTTGTATAATTTCATTTGCTTTTTGTTTAGGAGTTTTTTTCTTGCCTGTAAACCAATCTTCCCAACCAAAATCGACAGAATTCCATATATCGCTTATAACTCCATGTTTTCTCTGTTTTACTAATTCTTCGTATCTAAATACAGTTTTTACAAAAACAGTTTTTCCGGCAATTGGTCCAAGTTCTCCGGCAGCTAATGCAGAGCTATCAATTTTTTGTTCGTTTTTAACACACCATTCAATAAATTTTTCCAAGTCTTCAGACATTTTTGCTCCACCAATATATTTGGTTCGGTTTCGCAAAGTCTGCGTTCGCATTTTATGAACGATTTTTTTACTTTTAAATGAACGCGCTTTAGACTCTGAGTGTTTTTTGTGCTTTCTAAAAGAAGAAGATAAGTGGGTGTGTTGTCTTCTATTTTTTAACGTTTTTCCTTTACCACCACCACTCATGTCGTCTTCTTCGGCCAAATCTCCGGATAGTGTGTCAAAATATATTTCAGCAATATTATAAAATCTGACAAAAAGACTTTGTCTTTTTCCCAACTCTTCCTCTGCTTTTCTTGTCGCAGCTTTCTCAGCAACTTCAAGACCCTGTTTCTGCGCTTCTTCTTCGCCTCTCAAGATTGCATCATTTGCGACTTTAACTGCAGAACTCTCTTCTGTGCGTTTTATTTTTTGTTCTGCTACTTTTGTTTCTTTTTCTTGAATGGAAGGTGGGTTTTTATTTTTGGCCAACTCCGCAAGATTTTTCTCATCTAGTATATTGTTCTCTTGAGAAGGCATAATTGGATCAGACTTTCCCAAAAATCTTCCCATATTGTTATTTGCAAGATTATAATTGTCATTTATTAGTTGAATTGATATATTAGACAAATTTACTATAAGTGGTTCAAAACTTAACAATGTTAATAAATATCCATATAAATAAGCATCAATTATTTCTTTGTCCCATGTTATATTTGTTATATTTTCTTTGCTTTTTGTATCTAACAAGTCTAACTTTAAATTATGCATTCTAATTGTATCATTAATATATAATTGAGTCAATCTAGTTTCCAATGAGTTTGGAGTCCAAATTTTTTTCAATTCTTCAACATCTGTTGTAGTTACTTTAATATCTGAAAAAACGTCTTTAAAAAGAACCTCAAATAAATCTTCAGAAATATCTATGAATTTTGAATCAAACTCAGATGGACACAAAACTATGTTATTGTAAATATGAAAGTTTGTTACAAACTTTTTGTATTGAGCGACGGTGACCCTAAATGTGCCATAATCATCGTCTTTATTAATTTTATAATAATAAATTGAAACTGATTCTCCATTAATAATAGAATAACTTTTAAATTCAAGGTCGTCTATTTTAGAGATTGCTTCGTTTATTTTTCCTTCATAATTTATCATTGTTAAATAATTATTAATTGTTTTTCTGATTGTCTCTTTTTCAGGTAAAGGTTCTCTATTCATTTCATCCTTAATTGTTTGTAGTTTTATATATTTTGCATATGTTTCAGCTTTGTCAATTTTCAGGGCTTCATACTCGCTTTCTTTTTCAGTTACTTGATTTTGATTGCATTGAGAATTGGAACGCGCATCATTCAACATATCTTTAAAATTGTCCTTAATTGTTATAGCACCTTTGCAAACATCATCTTTAAGTTCATTTTTTAATGACAGTTCTGCTTGTATTAGGTCGTTGTATTCGCTAAATGCATTATTTAACAAATCGTCTATATTTTGTAAAGAAAACAATGATCCCGCAATAAGGTTGGGGTCAATGGGAGGAATAAACTCCGATTTAAATTCTGTTAAAACCTTGTTCAAAAGCAAAAAATTATAAAAATCAAGATTGTGTTCGTTAATTGAAGAAAACTTATTATTTAAATTTATATACCAATCATTAATAAACCCAGGGCCACTCATTATTTTTATAGCACTATCTGATAATCTTACAACTCCAGATTCTTCATTGAAAAAAACACCATCTTTAATATTTTGGAGTTCAACGTCTGTAAAATTTAATTTTGCGCCACCGCCTTGCACCACTCCAGTAGTAGTTTTAAGTTCTTTTAAAACTGCGTCTTTTTTATTTTTTACTTCAGCTTTTACCTCTTTATTTTTTCTTTCTACTACTTCTCTCTGTTGATTAATTTTTCCTACAGATTCATCATTTATGAGTTTTAATTTTTCATCCCGTTCCTGTCTGCGTTTTTCTTCCGACGTTTTTTGCTTTTCTTCAGGCAGTTCTTTGATTCCTTGCGAGTATTCTTGAGAAATTCCAGTATCTATTTCTCCAGTTGGGCCTCTAACATCTTTTCCAATTTTTTCCGACATTTCAATATTCTTTTTAATTTCGCCAAATTTGTTATAAATTGGTTGAAATACGCAGTTAATTAAATCTCTATATACTGGCAACAAGGTTTGTTTGTTTGAGTAATTTTTATTTTGTTTAAACGTAAAATCAAATGCAATAATCATATCTATGTCTCCCTTTTTAATGCTTGTGTCTTCTTTTGCCAATTCTGCTTGCGAGGTTCCTAATATGTTTGTAAAATAATTGTCAGCACCAGTTACATTTCTTCTCCAGTCGTCAAAAGAAAACCCAACAGTAGCAGGATGACCTTTAATGTATATATCTTTAATAGAATAATGTTGCACTATTGAATCAGCATTTTTATATAATAAACATTTTGAATTATAGTAATAATAACCATTATATTTAATTCTAACAAAATCAGGAGGATTTAATTGTATTACATTTTTAGGGAGTTGGTTACTTACAAAAGCCTGCAATATATCAATGGATAATTGTGCAATTTTAACCAAATTTACCACTTTTTTCCCTTTTGCTGCTCCAGGAGTTTGAATTTCATGAGAAATTCTCAAACCAGTTAAAGATGATACGTATTTATCGTGTTCAAAATCACCCAAAAGTTTTGGTGAATAAAATAAACTCTGATTTACTGCAAGCTCTCCAGCATTTGTCGCGGCAGCTTTAATTAAACGATTTAAATCAGAATTAGAAAATTTCGCATTTTCAAGTTGAAATATAATACCGTCAATCAAACCACCAACTTTATTATTTAAAAAATAATCTATTTCATATTCTGAATAAGGATAGTTTCTGTGTTTTTCAACAATAGGTTTAGATTCGCATTCCAATTCGCAAGATAGATTAGATGATTCATCCTTCTTTTTTCCTTTGGAATCGCAATAACTAAAGTTTGATTTATCAGATTCTAAATCTATAAACTTATTCATTTCAATGTTAAAAAGTTCTTTCAAATCGTATTGATTTGGAATATTAATTAGCAATTGCGTGTCAAAACGTCTTAGAATAGCGGTATCTAAATTCCATGGATAGTTTGTGGCGGCCACAACTGCAACATTTGGAAATGATTTAATACCGTCCATCATTTGCAATAATGTATTTACTGAATTAACTGCAAGACCAGTTGTATCTTTATCTCTATCCGGTGCAATGGCATCCATTTCATCCATAAAGATGATTGAAATGTATTTTTTCTTTCCTGGACAGTCAGATTGATACGTGCATGCAGCGTCGCTTGCGCATCTAAATGCTTCCTCAATGCGTTTTTCAGTTTCACCAACATATTTGCCTTTTAGATCACCCGGGGATGGAGCAAAGAATAGAACACCTACACTATCATCTTTTTTTTGAAGTTCATTAACAGCCGCTTTAACTAAATAAGTTTTACCTGTTCCTGGAGGACCATAAATTAAAATACCCTTGGAGGTTTTTGGATACAAATTAGGGTAAATAAGAGGATAAACGAGAGAAGAGTCAATAATTTTTTTCTCTTTTTGAAGTCCAGCAACGTCGTTATAAAATAAACAATCACTTCCACCCTTTTTAAATACTAATGGTTTTATTTTAGTGCAAATTTTATCCCAATCTTTTTCATTGTCATCCTTATCGCTTGATTTGCTTGAACCAACTTTTTGTTGAAGACTTTGAACAACTTGCAACAATGAATTCATGATAGTGTTTACGTTTAATTTTAACTCACCTTGATCTTCTGGTAATTTTCTTAAAATGGTATTTAATAAAACTGCAGCACAAGAATAACTAACAAGAGCTCCTACACTTTCACCGCTAGAATAATAAAATTTTCCATTGTTATACAAAACATTTGCTTCAACAACTTCTGGTCTAATGTTAGAATCTGTTGCTGCATAATTATTCAGTTTATCAAAAATTTTACTGTTACATGATAGTTTATTTGTATCAGCATTTGTACCAGTTTTAGTAACTTTTTCTGATGACATTTATAATTATTATATAATATTAGTATATTTTTTATTTATGTAATAGTTTTCTAAATTATTGTTATATATTTTAAGCAGTTCAAGTTTAAAATAAAAAATATACTAATATTATATAATAATTATAAATGTCATCATTTCAAAAAGTAAATCAAGCTGCACCGATAATATATGCAGATAGAGATGCACAAGGTATAAATAAATATAATTTTAGTGACTATTACAAATACAAAGAAAACTTAGCAAATGCTTACAAAGAATCTGAAAATATAATAGAAAAGTATAATACAAAAAAAGAAATATACGATATTAAAGTTCTTAAATACGAAAAAACAATTACAATGGAAGACGTGTTAGAAGACAATAAAATAATATTATTGAATAGTAATTTAACGTCAGGGCTTGCGAGCGTGGGGGCTGGGGCTGATGATAGAAAAAAGAATATTTCTCAGTTACAAAAGGATATTTTGAAATCCATAAAAGAGCCAGCTACTTTTAATCCATATAAGGAAAAACAACAAATGGCTAACCGGTTTGCAGTATTACACAAAAACATTGAAATATACAAGGAAAGATATCTTAAAAAGCAAATGGAAAAACAAGAGGGAACTTATTTGCAGATGCTGTATAAAGTAACAAGTAGCCCAGTTTTTGTTTATCTAACACCAGTTTTAATTGGCGTAGGATTCAATATTTTGGTAGTTTCTTCAATAGGTTCACCATTAACTTGGATTTCTATTTTACAATTAATTGTTTCAAAGATTGGTATAACAGCAGCAACAACAGCAGCAACAACAACAGCAGCAACAACAGCAGCAACAGCAACAACAGCAGCAACAACAGCAGCAACAGCAGCAACAACAGCAGCAACTGCAGCAACAACAGCAGCAACAACAGCAGCAACAGCAGCAGCAACAACAGCAGCAACAACAGCAGCAACAGCAGCAACAACAGCAGCAGCAGAAGCGTCACTAACTGGAACAGGTGTAATAAATTGGGTTTTTTTGGGAGAGAAAATGTTTTCTTACATTGGTGGTGCAAATTTATATTTTCACGGATTTTTGGATTTATTTCATTATGCAGGATTTTTTTCTATTTCTGATGTAGGAAATCTTACAAAATTATATAATGATATGCTTGCTTATTCTAAAACCGCTGAAGGTGTTACAGATACAAACACTATTAATAAAATGTTAATTGACATATTTAGTGGTACTTCAACTACAGAATTGGAAGAAGCTGATGCATATCATAAGTTTTTTAAGTATATTTATGACAGAATAAAAGAGAAAGATATATTGAACCCCAACAAGACAGATATAATAAATACAACATGGCTTGAATTTGCAACGTCTTATGCACAAAGTCCAAATGGTCAATTTATTTTGTCTTCATTATCGTTAGCCTCAAATGTATTTACTTATATAAATACCACAAATGAACTTCTAGCAAGATATGAAGATATTGACAAAATGATTATATTTGAAACAGCTTTTAAACTTGGAACAAATTCAAGAACATTTCACGAATTAACTAGATTCCTTAGTACGTCAACAATTCAAGGAGCCAGTATTTTTTTTAATTGGATTTCTTTGCCAGGAAATAATATAAGCAACAATGTTTTTACAAGTTTTGTTGGAGACATTTGGTCAAGCGAATATAATCCTTTGTTAAAGATGTGGGAAAGTGAATATAATCCTCTTCCACTAATACCAAAATATGTTCCAGAGTTTTTTACAATGTCTATAGACGGAATATATAAATTTGCAATAACTGCTGGACCAAATGCATATTTTGCTGGATTAAAAAAGGAAGCGGAAGCTAAGAAAAAACCAATTCAAAAAACCGAAAAAGAAAAAATACTTGAAATAGAACAACAAATTATAAAAATTGCAGATTATAAAAAACAAGCTTATACAAATGAAGAAATTGCTGAATTAATTGACCCAGACCCAGTAGATAAAAGACCTAATAATTATAGGTTGTCAATTATTCGGTACACTATTGAATATAAAAATAAATTTAAAAAATTCCTGAAGAATCCAAAATTGGCAATGAAAAATGTGACGTTTTTTACTAACGGATATATGATTTTTAATGTTCTTTATCAAAATATGCATTTTGCAACATTCTCCTCTGCAGTTATAGTTCTTGAAAACTGGGTTTTACACAATTATCATAGAGTTAATTTGAATGAACTATTCCCTCTTAATTGGGCTAAATTATTAATAGATGTGCCAAATGGCACATTGCCTGATTTAATAGATTTTTATATTAAAATGTATTATGGGACAAGTGAAGCAGTTAGTCAAAAATTAGAAACATACAAAATGCAGCTTGTATCAGATATTGTACATGATATTCAATTATTTCACACGGATGTTCAAAATATGTTTTTTGACAGTGAAATAGGAATATCACTTTCAAAGTATTTTAAAAAAATTAATGACATGTGGATAACAAAAGCTGCAAAAATTAGCGTAAAAATAATGTATTTTGTAGCGGCAGTGCCATTGTTGAATGTTGGTGTAAGTAACATTATAACTCCAACTATAGATGTATTCAAACTAGATTATTCATCAATATTAAACGACGATGAAAAACTGCGTCTTTTTTCAACGTTTTTGAATAATAGGTTTTCAAATATTTTTAAATCATTAAAAAAATGGGATTTTTTAAAGGTTTTAATGGAAATACAGGATTTTTCAGACATAAATAAAATTTTATTAACAACAGTTAATCCTTATTTAACAACGGAAGGATTTTATGAGTTTTACGGCAAACAAAATGAGGAGAATTTAAAGGGTAACTTTATTGTTTTTGACTTCAATAAAAATGTTGAAACTGACGTTGACTTAAATGCAAGTGGTTTTATAATTTTAAATGTTGCAAAGGTGCCATCAAAAGAAGAAGGTGGCACAACCGATGTAGAATTTGCATTATTTAATCCACAAGAATTGTTTGATTATTTAATAAACAATCCAGCAAAAACAACTGCTGATTCTGTAATCAAAAAATATGATCCAAATGACCCAAATTCTAAAGACATAAATATATATGATTTATTTTATGCTTATTATGAACAAGATTTTAAAAATAAACAAAAAGAGGACCCAAAAAAATATACATCATTTGATATATATTTAAAGGAGTTATATTATTCGCATTATAGAAGTATTCATGAATTGCCAGACACTTTAATTCCCGCAACAAGCGAAGGCGATGGAATAATGAAAGTGTTGGAAAAATTAAAAGACCCAACAGAAGTTGTGGGGGATGTAATAACAACGGTAGGTCAAGGAATAGAAGACGTTGGTAAAGTAGTCGTAGATGCAGGAAATGAAATAAAAGAGAGAAAAATAAAAAAAGAATCTAAAGAAGAATCTAAAGAAAAACCAAAATTTACTAATGAAAATATAATTGAATTGGGTATTTTGGGAAAGGTGTTAGAAATAGAGGAAAACAGAAAAAATAACGCAGCAATAATAAAAGCTACGTCAGGTGGATTAAAGTTACCAAAGTATTTAAAATGGGAATATTGGTTTCCAAAAAATGCAGGCACAAATGGAAATCAACAAACAACTAATCCTCAACAAATCGTTCCATACGTAGGCTTGGATATGAAAAATCCAGAGGAAATTTCATTAATAAAGGAATTTTTAGATGGTAAAAATAATGATTTTATTATTGAAAAACAGAAAAAGATAAACCAAAAAGTTATGATTCCTGCACATGGTGAGTTTGAAATTGCATTGCCCAACAGCTATGGGTTTACGTTTCAAAAAGTTAAAGCAATAGATTTTTTTAATATTACGACGATATTGGAATATGTTTTAACTGTAAATGAGTATAAACCTCCAAGCGAAGTATTGGCCGAGTTGCATTTATATGCAATAGAAGACCCGTATATATTTAATAGACTAGGTGCTATAAATATTAGATACAATGGAGAATTTGCAAAAGTCGCCGACAGAATTTTAGATCTTTCAAAAACAGTGAAAGATGATTTTTTTAATTGGAAAAAGGTTCTACCATTAAGATTTTTAAATTTTAATTATGAGGAATTTAAATCAATGTGTAAATCATTATTTAAAAAAGAAAATATAAAAGAAACTATTTTTCCAAAAGGAAGTGAAGATATAATGTTTGAACTATTTAAAAAAGCGTTAAACTTTTCAAAAATATGTTACTCAAATGATGGAAATATAACATTTGTAGATAGTTTTGGTTTTAATATTAACACAAATGAAAAAGTTGTAACTTGTAACAATGAAATAGAATACAATTTTGCTGAAAAATCTTCTGAAATAAAGCAACAAATATTAAATGATATTTTAATGCGACCAGATATAATTCAGTATTTGCACGAACATCATTACGAACTAACTCAAAATTATAGAGACGAACAAATGGAAATGGAATTAGAATATAATAGAAAACAAACAACATATGAAGAAAAATTAGTAACTTCTCCTTTGGTGTCACCAGAAGAAATTAAAAAAGAGGAAATAATAAATGATTTTATTGAATCAAATAAAAAGGCAATAGATGAGGTTCATGATAATATGATTAAGTTTATTATTAAAATAATAGATGAGACGGTTGACCCATCTAAAATTGATTCTGAAATAAAAAAATTAAATGAATATAAACTTTACTTAGAACAAGAGCTTGAAATAAAGATAAAAGGTAATTTTAAGGACATATATGCAATGTCCGAAGACACACCGGAAAAAATTAGTAAAGAAATTGAAAAAGTTAAAATAGAAATAGAGAAATTTATTAAAATAAAAAAAAAAGCGACAGAAATAACTAAAGATGACCTTGATATTTTGGGTAGTGAAATAACAGAATTAGAAAATAAACTAGAACCGTTAAATAATGAAGTAGAAATATTAGGAATTACCGTTAAAAAACTAAAGGATGAGTTGATAGAATTAAATACACCAATTGAAAATGTAGAAAAATTAATAGCTCAGGCAATCCAAACGCAAGATAATTTGAACTCACAAATAAAAGAAAATAAATCATTGGCTGAGAAGAATGGTTATACATTTGTTAAAGAAACTGGTAAATGGGTTTTAAAAAATGGAGCTGAAGAAAATAAGGCTGGTGAAGCAGCTATTGATGAAATTTTGAATGCAGAAAATGAATTAAAAGAAAATGGGGAAACTTTAAATGCGCGCAAAAAAGAATTGGAGGATTTAAAGAATGAAAAATTTCAATCTATTGAATTAAAGAAGAAGGAATTAGACGATAAAAATGTTGAATTATCTTATAAAAATAATGTAATAAAAAAAATACTTGAAGAACTTGCTGCAAAACAAGATGATTTTTTTAAGAAGAGTAATGAATACTACAAAATTGCTCTGTTGCAAAGTTTTGGAGAATCCTTAAAAAAATTGGATAGAAATATGCACATGGATAATGGCGTGAAACGTGCTGTTTACAATTATTTTGATCTCAATAATAAAGTTGACCTTGACTATGGTTTATTAGAAGATGCCGAAAAGAGCGAGTTGAGTGAGATTGATAGTGTTTGTAACCCAAATGGAGATAAATCGGCGGATGAACAAAGAAAAGATGTTATTGAGCTATATAAAAAAACAAAATTTTCAGACAATTTTTTAATAAAATATAGTAAATTATTAACGCCACAAGACATTAATATTCAAGTAAATTTTGGAGATAGTGAATATAGGAAACTAAATTTACCTCCCAAAAAAGAAGATGTATATCTTTCATCATTAAAAGAGAAATTTGATAAAATTAAAGAAAAAAATATACTTATAGAGCACAATGTAAATAACTTTGAATCAGGTTCAGCTGAAATAAAATGTTACGATTCTGATGTAAGTTTAATGAAAGAATATATAAAATTAAAATACGAAATATTTAAACGAATTAAAGTAAAAATTGCAAACAATTATTATGATTACATTAATAACAATGTTAAAATTTATGAAGGATTTATCAAATCAAGAACTGATGGTTTTGTCAGCGAATTAAATGATCTTATTAAAGAAGCAAAAGCTAGAAAACAAATTAGAAATCCTATTCCAGGTCCAGAGATTTTGTTAGGAGACGGAAAAACATACAAAGATTATACCAACTCTCCTGAACAAACGTCAGAAAACTCTAAAGTTCGTGCGACATCATCGGATAACGTACCTATTTCAAACCAAACTAAGGAAGTAAAAGGAGAAGGAGAAGGAAAAGGAGAAAATTTAGTAACAAATCCTGAACAAGCAAATGCGCGACGAGAACAACTGGCAAATGATGTTAAAAACCTAGAAAAACGTGAAGAAAAAATAGCTGCAGATGAAAAACTAAATGAAGAGGAGAAACAATCTGAAGCTGAAACAGAACAAAATAGGCTTAAAAATGCTTATTTATTCGGAGGCAATGACGACTTCGTAGGAAAAATGTTTAACATGTTTAAAGGTTTTGCTGAAAAAAATAAAATAAAAACAACAGGTGGAAAAACATATGGCGATATGACAAAACTGGAGACCGAAGACACTTCAAATCCGTTTGAAGATAATTTAAAATGGTGTAAAGAACGAGCGACTTATTGGTATATGTCCGGAAACGAAATTAAAGTTAATTCAGCTGGAGAATCAGCTGGTCTTAAAGCAGAAGATTTTTACAGGTGTATGCAAAAAAGTTATTTCAAGAGCGTTGCAGATTTTATATGCAATTCAATGATAAAAGCAACAGAGGTTACAGGAGATGCAATTTCAGCCGCTCACACATTGTTTTGCACTGTTCTAGAATCTTTGTATTGGTTAATTTGCACTTGGCCAGCAAATCCATTGGCCTATGTATGTCCAGTTTTATGGGGAATTAAAACAGCATTTTGTAATCAAGGTGCAAAGGCTTTATTAGTTTCAATGTTCACATGTTTTCCAATGTGGGTAAACTATTTTGTTTCAGTTGCATTGAATGATGTTCCGGACAAACCTTATTTTGGAGTTACAATTTTGCGCCTAGTTTTTCTTCATGTCGGTGATACAGTAAACAAATACTATAACAATTCATTAATTGGCTCAGGAAAAAAAGTAATATGTGATATGGCTTTAAGAAGAGTTGGTATAAATGGTATAGACCAATTGCATGCCAATTTAAGAAATAAAATTAAAGATGGGTTGTGTCCAATTGATCCTAACACAAAGGAAAGACCAAATTATTGCGCTAACTTTGAAGAGTCTAATTTTTTTATGTATATAAACATTGGATTACTTGATAAAAGAAGCGGTAAGAATGAAAACGACCCAACACGCGTAGCCGAAGTTTTGGCGGAAATGATGTCAAACATAAATGATAAGCAAAGAGAAAATATAGATAAATTAGGAAAAATAGTGTTTAATAATGATTGCAGTGTTTATTCAAATTATAATATAGTGGATGCATTAATAGCTCAAATGCTGAATCCAACAAACGTTACGCTATTAATGAATGTTATTTTTTGCAATTTATTTGGAATACCTCCACCAACAACAAGCGACTTGTGGTCAGTTTCTTGGTGGGCATCATTTTTATATAAAATGATTTTTCTTTTATTTTCAGACAAATTTTCATCGCAAATTTTGACGCCTATGTTTCAATATATATTGGAAAGACCAAAATTAACAGACTATTTGCTAACACAAATATTTGGAAATTCTTCATACGAACCAAACCAGTACAATAGTCAAAATGGAAATGAAGTAAATATAAATGTTGGGCGTGATGTAATAAATAAAGCAGTTGATGATTTATATAGTAAAGCAACAGTAAATGGTAAAATAGACGTTGATAAATTAAAAAAAGTTGTTGAAATAGAAATTACTGGTGTATTTTATTCATTTTTTAAATCATTTTTTTCAAATATATACGAGTTTTTTAAGAAATCTCAAGACCAACAAATTCCACCATTTGAATTTGAAGCCCTTAAAGATTTTAATAATCAATGTATAAAAAATAAATGTTCTAGCGGTGATTCAACTGTAGATGCACCAATAAATTTTAAAGAACACATGAAGGAATATTTAAGACGCGCAATTTGTGAAATAATGCAAAACCCAAAACTTGGAGAGTTGATTATAAAAAAACCAGAGGATAAATTCTTATTTTTTGATAAAATTTATCAACCGGATAAAGACCCGATAAAGATTTTTTGCAATAACGATGGTTCAGAATTCTACAAAATTTATGATGGGACTACAGATAAGAATACAAAATTTAAAGAATACTTAATAGGTCTAGATGGAAAGTCAGGGTTATTAAAACGATTAAAAGATGCAAAATATGATGATTATTTGCTATCTACCTTTTCTCTACTTCAATTAGATAATAGCACGAAGGATAGAGTTCAAACAGATTATGTTAAAAAATACTTTGTTGGTTTAAGTAAGATGATAAACACTTACATAAAATTTAGACCTCCCTCATTAAAAGAAGCAAAACTCCAAGAATTCTTAAAAAAACAAATAGATGATAATAAAGGCAATGGTGTATATACTAAAGGAATTTATCAATATCTAGAAAAACATGTTTTTAATCAAGAGAATATAGATACAAAAAAACTAGATATTCAGCGTTATATGAATGAAATATTAATTTATCCCTGTGATAATAAAAAACGCCTTGTAGAAATTCCAATTAAAATAAAACAAAACCAAATAGTAGACGGAAAAGAAGTGGAAGTGGAAGAAGACGATATTGAATATGACTGCGTTGATGAAGTTTCAGATAAATATAATGAAGAACAAGATAAAATGGAGAAAACAGTTTTGGAAGGACTTGCAAAGGAGAAGAAAAGTAATCAAATTGAAATAATAAAAAATATATTTCCATTATTAAAAACAAAAATAAGTGAATATGGTGCACAATCATCAAAAAAAACTCCTGCTGAAAATAAGATTATAATAGATGAACAAAATGAAATGCTTGATAAAATAAGGGAATTGGAGAATATATTAAAATTAGATGAAATACAAGATTTAACTTCTGATTATCAAATTAAAAATTTGCAACGTAAAATAATAGAGGAAATAAATGAAATTTATAATAAAGTATCTCCAAAAAGAACTGCAGCAATTGAAGATAATTTAAGAAGATTAGATATAAATGCTTTTGTTGAACAAGTAAAAAATATTAATAAAGAAAAACTTGAAAGAAAAGAAAAAGAAAAAGAAAAAGATGAAGAACTGTTGCAGGAAGAGAAAATTGCTAATGATTATCCAGTTCAAAAACTAATGAGTATGATATTAGAAGAAAACATTTCTTATGATCCTGAAGAGAGAAATAAATTAGATGAGATAATTCAATTGCAAAATAATTTATATTTGGAAGATGACAAAACTGATATAAAAAGCAAAACCAAAAACATAGTGGATAAACTAAAAAAATTTATAAATGATTTATTAGAAAATAAAAAAATCACAATAGAAATGCAAACCAAAATGATGGATTTGGTAAATAAAATAACTGATAAAAATATATTATCAAAAAAAGTTTCTCAAAAAGAAGGTGAATCACTTTGGAAATTTTACACTCCTGAAGATGTTCCTGATTTTTCTGAAGAGAAAGCGAGAGAAATCTACATTGAAAATTTATTAAGGAATTATGAAACAATGTTTAAAACACAAAAAGGAGAAATAAATTACGATTATTTAATTTACGTATACTTAAAAAACTTTATTCCAAATAACGTGTTTGATTACTATGATCATAAAATGAAATTGATTCGTTTATTGAAAGAGTTTAATAATAATCCTAAATATGCATTCACACCAGATGACATTAATACAATTGTTCCATTTGAAGACAAATTGGAGCCAGGATATAATATTTTAAAAACAAAATTGTTTAATTTATTTAAATCAGACAAAGAATTCAGAGAAAAATTACTAAGCAATCTATTAATTCAACAAGATAGCTTGACAGTTGGTCCTCGTTATCTAAAACCAGATAGATATCCACGAGTAGAAATAACAAGCGTGGAAACTGAACATACAGAAGAAAGAATACAAGTTAAAAATGTAGCAAAACCAATTGATTTATTTATTGAACCATATAAAGAAGAATTTGAACACATAGGAGAAAGCGAAATAAAAAATGATAAGTTTGATAATCAGCTAACTATAATTAAAAAAGCAAACGAATTATTAGATGTTTTAAAATATGGGTTGGAAAGGGGAGAGAATGGAACACAAAATAAATTAGATGGTGTTGGTGGATTTGCAATAGTTCCAACAAATGATGGCAATTTTTCATTGATACCAATGAATAAAAAGAAAGACATTTCTAAGTTTCATTATTACATGTATAAACAACAAAAACTAGTAAAAAATGAAAAGGATATTGATTTTGAATCATTGGAATCAAAATATGACACTTATGAAAATTTTTTATTAGGAAAAAAAAGTTCAGAAACAATGATAACTTGGTATGATTGGTTTGCTGGTAAATCGCCTGATATTAGCGATTTGCGTATAACAATGGGGGAATATGAAAATGGATTTCCTCCAATAATAACTGATTTTAATTCAAATCTAGAAAGTTATTTAAAGGTAGCAAATTTTTCTTCTGAAACGTTGTTAAAAAATTATAAAAAAGTTGAAATAACAGATGCAACAGGTGAGAAAAAATGTTTGTGGTTATTAAAAATTGATGTAGAACACTTATCAAACTCTTTTGAAAATTTTAATGTAACTGAATACGCAAAGAAAATACTTAAAATGTGTGATGAAAAATCTAAAATAATAGAAGATGTTAAAAAGGATAGTGGTAAATTAGCTATTAAAACTTTTACAACAAGTTTATTTGGTTCTAGAATTGAAATGACACGTTCATTTGATGGAGAATATCTTAATGATGTAGTAAAATATATTGAATCAAAAGGTATGAAATTTACCTATTTTGAAGATTTAAAAATAACAGGCATAGATGACGATGACGCTCCTGGTAAAAAAGTTAGTTTTGCGTATTTAAAAGATAAATATAAAGATATTCTTACCGAAGAAGATTTGAATCAATTTATAATAAATCTAATTCCAATGTCAATGTTATATGGTAGAAATGGTTATGATGCTGGTGGTGGTTTGCAATTAGTTGTTAACATTTCCAATGATGCATCTAAACCAGTTGAAGTAAATGATGAAATGCGTGATGCAAATAAATTTTTAAATTCAGCACCTATGATTGCACCTTAAAAGCAATAATAATCAATAACAATAATATACAATTCCTTTATTATTTTTGATACTATTTTAAAAATAATATGCTCGCATAGTTCGTTCGGTATGTATTGTTTCAAATAGAATGCGATATATACTATATAAAAAATAGTGCGTTCTATGAACCACTTTAAAATGCGATTATGAAACGTCTGATATAAAGTCCACTGGTTTACATAGCTGCATATCTGAGTGCTATTTTGTTTAATATAAAAAAGATGGATGTCCAAAAGACCCGATAATATGCGATGAAAATTGTTTTTTTCGTTTTTAATAGACACCATATAGTGGATTTTATCTGAGCTAAACAGGTCCAAATAAAGCGTTTTCTTATTTGATTCAGTGGGAAAAATATATGGATTGAATCCGTCGCAATATCGTTTTTTATAAACCATTTTTCCATCTACAATAAAAGGGACAAAACAGGACTTGTAAATAGTGTCAATTAGTTCATCTATACTCTTATATTTGTTTTTAATGATTTTTTTTCCTTTTTTAATGTCATAATAAGTAATATATAAGGAGTTGTATAGTTTTAAATTAAATTCATTTCCGCATGATATTAAAATGCGCTCTTTGATTTTCTCCAGACAAGATTTAAACGCATTAAAGTGGCGAGTTTCTTTAAATTGTTTTAGAAATATATTATATAAATCCGACATCAAATCCATTGCATCTATTTTATATAAGATAGCGCAAATAGAGCCAATGCTGCAACAAGAAATTTTATGCACGGTGACATATTTTTGTTTTTCCATTTCTCTCAAGAAATATAGAGCACCTATTAGATAACTACCATTAAACATTCCTCCGTCTAGAATGAGATTGATATTTTCTGGTTCTGATTTTTTGGGTAAATTTGTAATCAAATTTTGAACGTAGTTTTCAATGATGTGCATTTTAATTGTTATGATTCTTATAAAAGTTCTATAACAATTATTTTAATTTATAACGAGAACCCAGGACCCTAAAATTTTTCATTCTTCATTAGTCTTCTAATAAATGCGCCAGGGTCGTCCTTATTCATTATATAACAGTTAATAAGCTCAGCGGGTGAATAAAAATAGTCTGCAATCTTCTTTAGATGTTTCTCATTAATACATTCTGAATAATACCTTTCATACATTTTCTTTATTATTTCGTGAGAGGCATTATCTAATTTAATTGTTATATCAATGCGACCAGGACGTATTAATGCGGGGTCCAACTTATCATAATGATTGCTGCTAATTCCTAGGATTCTTCCCGGGGTCTCTTTAAGACCATCCCATAGATTCAGAATATCATCTAATGTAATAGGATCATCCTCAAGTGGTTTTGTTACCGCACTTAAAAGCTTATTTTGTTCTTCATTTACTTCAACAAATGTTTGAATTACATCAGCAACATTTACTGAAGACGTCTGGGACAATGATGTTAAATTCAACTTTTTTCCAATATTTGTTCCACTCTTATCATTGATATCTTCTCTCTTCCACACAATATTGCCTAAGCAATCAATATCCTCAATAATGATAATCTTTTTATCAAAACCCACGCTATGCACCTTATTGTTTGAATTGTATCTATCTTCAAAAAAGAAATCATCTAATTGCCTCTTAGTTTTAATAAGCTTCAATGAGAGAATTACTATGTGACGTCCAGTCATATTTGCTAAACATTTGAAAAAAGAAGTTTTTCCGGTTCCTGGAGGACCATGTAATCCTATTCCAAGTGAATATGGTATACCCGTTTCATAATACCATTCCTTGTTTTCAAGAAAGAAGTTAATTTTTCTTAAAACTTGTTTTTGGTTTTCAAAGAACATATTTTTAAAAGTGCGGGTGCTGTCAAAAGGATATTCACTCCAACATTCATACTTGTAATCCTCATATTTAGTTTTAATTAGAGTATAAATAAACTTTTTACTATTGCGACTTTCTTCAATTTTTTTTATATATTTATCTTTCAATTTATTAACGTAATTCTTAATTCCACATGTATTCGTTTCATATGAATAAAGCGTCAACGTAATTTTATCCGTTTTAGTTGTTTTCTTATCTTTTTCACTGCCACCAGAATCTTCAGTATAAAAATCAGCAATTGCATATATATTGAGTTCGGCATTATATAAAAAAGCCTTTTTTTGAGATACAATATACATATCATTGTCTTCATCATGAACGTCGTTTTTATCGCGATATTTATCAAATGTTGTATATAGTTCTTTTAATTCGCGAATTGTTTCATTCTCGTCCATAGTGTCCAAAATATCTGCCCAAAGAGCCTTAAATGCGTCTGTAAAACAAGATGATACCACTGGATAAAGATTATAAGCGCCAACACTAGAACACCTTTTGCCTTCATAAGTGATTGAATATTTTTTATAAAACAAGCTTTTAATTGAGTCGTAAATGTCTATATTCCATGTTCTGTTAAAAGAATTATTTTCGTATAAAACTTTCAAGAGGTAACTTATAGCAACAAATCCTATTGTTGAAAAAATGGCGTCAACAAGTGGATTTCCAGTTTTCATGCGTTGAATGAGAGAAATTTTTATGGAATCATTAAATGTGGTTTGCATTATATCACTTAAATCAAACCCTGGTGGCATTAATCTCGGAAATATATTAAATAGTTAAAATACGTTTAATATATTTTCAATCAGAATTCTTTTTATTCTTCATTGTTTTGTTGTTCTTTGTTGTTCTTTGTTGTTCTTTGTTGTTTTTTTAGCTGTTGTATGTTTTTGAGTTTTGTCTGACAAACGTGGATGTTGATAAAAAAAATTAAAACCGACTGAAGTGTGTTGTTATTTTTGTTAATATGTAATACAATAAACCAAACAATGCACTTGTGAAGCAAAAACCATATAAATTTAAATTTCCATCCTTTGAAAATAATGCGGGAAAAAACTTATACAAGTAGCGTCTAAAAATTGGCAACTGAAACAGAAAATACAATACAGAAATTAAAAGAGGAATTTGAATATCTTCGTATATTTGATCCAAACTATCGCTATATTGGGCTTTTCTATTATAATTCTTAATAATATCTTCATTTTCTTCATATTCAGTAATATAATCACTGTTTGATTGAGGGGGTATGTAATTAGGTTGAACTTGGGGGTCTTGCATGATTCCTTCTATATTGCGAGGAATATCTCTAGATGGCAATTGAGTTGCACCACTAGAACTAGCCTGTTGCAATCCACTGACTATTTGATTAATTGTTGTTTGGTCTAAAGTAACTCCGGCTCCGGTAGTAGATTGAACTGGTGTGGAAGATATTTTTTCATTAGCAGTTAAACTAATATTTCCTCCTATACTTCCTCCGCCAGTTGGGTCGGTTGGTAAATCCATTATACTTGTTGTGTCTGACATATAATTATTATAAGAATGATTTGATATAATAATTACGCAAAATCAACTTTTAAGAAAAGGTTGCGCAAAAAGCAAACCTTTAAAAAGTTGCAAGAATTAGTGGTTTTTTAATAATTTTTCAAAAGTATTTATTACATTGAGACCTTTCTCTTTTGAACGTCGCATTTTGTTGTTACAGGAGTGAATTTATAACACTTGTCTTGATGTTTGTAAATCTTGTCTTCTATTTCATACATAGGAGGTGCTTTAAATACTATGCAGTTTTTACCTTTGCAAACAGTTCTAAATAATGTGGCTAGACCAAATCCTAATAAAGCCGACATTATATATTTACCGCTTTGCGTGTGAAGAAACCTTGTGAGGTGCATATATATAATGCTTTATATTTTAAAATTTCACTAAGTTTGCACTGGAACAGTTTTTATTTGCGAAGCGTCCGCCGGGCACTTTACTTCGGTTGCGTTATATGTAAAACAATTATCAGCATTGTCCTTGTATTGAACTTTGCCAATATTCTCTGGAGTTGGATAAACATATACTGTTTTTAAATCCGGACCCCAGATATAGACAAAGAATAAGCCAATTGCTAAACTAATGATGAAAGTTGTAATGTCAATGAATTTTGTAATCATGTTTTATAAATACTGTTTATATTATTTTTTATTTACCAGCAGTAACTATGTATTTTTCCTTTGTATTTGGGTTCATTGCAATTAGGTCACCCTTTACCAGTTCAATCTTAAGCCCTAATCTATGGGCTTCTGTTGCGGCCATTGTACCGTCTGGTAGAAGTTTTGGATGAATTGTTATTTTTGGCAAAGGTTTGTCTTCGTCTGAATCTTCGTCCTCTGAGTTGTTGTCATCGTCAGAATCTTCATCTTCAGATTCGGATTCAGATTCAGGAATCTGCTCTTTTAATGCAAATTTTGGTTGCTCTTTTAATTTTGTAAAGTCGGGTTCTTTTTCTCTTATATCAGGAATGGCAGAAGTTATTGCTTTTGTATTACGAATTGTCTTCCTTTGAGAGAACTTTTCAAGTCCCGTCTTCATTGATATTATTTTTTGACCATGTTCACTAATATCCCATTCATGATCTTCAATGGATATTGGTATTTGAATTAGATGATATGTATTATCATCCTCATTATATTCAACTCCATTATAAGAATAAGTATTCTTTAAAATTTCATTGACTCTAGGTTGCATTGTTGTATTATATAACTCAACCGCATCAATAATAAATTGGGTGTTTTGAGTTTTTTTATACTGTTGTATCATTGCATTAAAGTTGTCTAAATTGTTGTAAAATTCCAGTTTAAGTTTTTTAAGTTCTTCCTTTTTCTCAACATTATCCACTATGTTAAGATATTGTTCTAAAGTAAATTCGTATATTTTAGTAGCATCCGCGACGTCTTCTTTAATTTTATCAAATCTTGCAACAGCGGTAGTTGCTGTAATATAGCCAAATAGCAAATCATTCTTGTCTAAAATGATAAGACGTTTGTAATTGTCTATTTTTTCTTCGTCATGGCGAATATCTTCAGTAATATCAAGCACAATACCTAAATTTATTTTTATATCTAAAGGGCATGGAGTTTTTCTATCACCACATAATGCAACATATTGTCGTTCGTTATTATTAGTCTTAGTTGAGAATATAGAGCCAACTGGCCTCTTGCAATTGATACATTTGTGTTTTATTTTAGCATATTCATTTCGTTTCTCTCTCCAACTTAATCCTGGTAAATTTGATATCTGGATTTTCTCCTTTTTTATATTAGCTTCATATGCTGCTTTAAGTTTGAAATACGTATTTAATCCGTTAATAAACTTTTTCTTTTCTTCCATTTTCTCCTCATTTTTGTAACTCATTCTATATAGATTATATTTATATTTTTATATATTTATTTTTATTAGAAATAATATCATATTCCGTTTCCCAATGAGGAAGACCAGTGATTAATTCTTGATGAGCGCGTTGCTTTGATTCTTGAAAATTTTGTATCTTAGATAAAATATATTGTTGCTTTTGTCTATTTCTTATTTCTTTTTCAACAGGCGTCAATTTACCTTTGTATTTGAAAAGCAATATTATGCCTAAAATGACAAAAAAAACTATTCCAAATGATATATTTATTAATAAATTGTTGTAATTATTCTTAAAAATTCTACATTGCTTTAATGTTTCGCTTAAAAAGTATTTGACTCCGGGTTCTATCAAAGTGGGTTTAGTAAAATTGTCAAAGTTCATAATTATTCCTTATAATTTACTTTTATAATATCAAAATAAATTATACATAATATCTATATGGACGCTTCTTATCTTTCATTATTGATATTTATCTCAATTACACTTTTATATTATCTTGTTTTCAAACCAAAATTAAATTCAGCTGTATTTGACGATAAAAGTGGTCTAGAATACTCTGCATATAGCAGCAAAAATAATGTTTTTTTAACTTGTTATTTTATTCTGGTTATTATTACTCAAATAATTATGAATTCAAGTGTTCTTGTTAGCACTTGTGGGGGTAGTATTACTCAAAATATTGGTGCAGCATTTTTATTGACTATTATACCATGGTTCTTTATTTTTGGAATTGTTATTGTAGCTTTAATGATATTCCCTGGCTTTAAATCAGCGTTTTCAAATGTAATTGGATATTTTGCTGTAGCAGGAACTGCGAATAATGTTTTAACCGAATTGTTAGTTAACGTAGATTTAAATCAAGCTATAGATGATTCAACAAAAGGAAATGTAGAGAAAAACAAGAGTCTTAAAGACGCTGCAGAAGCAATCATAAAGTTATGTGGAAATATGTCAATATTAATAAATCAAATTGTTCCTGGTAACTTTACAGAATACTGGTCAATGCTAGTTCCATTAATGAAAGACAAATACCAGGCTGGAGCACCAGAGTTGAAGCAGCAATTATTAGATGCAGTTGTAATGAGAGATAATATTGGTGAGGCGATGTGGTATATTTACACTGCAATATTATTAATATCTGTTACGCAATACAATATAATGAAACGTGGATGTGTAGGCGATTTGGCGACAATGCAGGCAGGTCACGACAAATATTTAGAACAAGAAGCTGCAATTAAAGCCAAAACAGAAAAGGCTGAATCAACTGTATACACTTATTAATAACCTTTCAAAAAGGTTGTACCAAATTTGTGTAGAGAATAAATAATAAATATTGAATAATAAATAAAATGTTAATAAAATATGTTATTTATTTTGGCACCTCCTTTCAAAAAGGTGGTGGTTTAAAATAATGTTTGCCTTGACAAGTAATACAATACAAACAAGTAAGAGAGAATTCCTAAAATAATTGCTAAAAGCCAAATAGGAAGGATTGTTTTGTTGCGATAACCAATGCCAAATTCGCGAATACTTCCGTCATCTCTATATAAGAAACTGGGTTTTCCAATTTGAATTGTTATGAATATGACTAAAAATAATAAAACACTAACAAGAGTGGGATTTTTTGCAATATAGGAACGATACATTAATATATAATAATATATAATTTGTATATTATTATTCTTCTAAAACTAGTATTCATCCTACTTAAATATATATATATTTTGTCTAATCGTGTTCCTCCCAATCATCTTCGCCTTGTTCGGCACCAAAATAGTCTTCACCAGCATCATCTCCATTAAACCAACCAATGTCATTTTCTTCTCTCTCAATATCGGCGACTGCATCTGCGTTTTCCACATAATCTTCTAAATATTGGTCTATGTTTTCATCAACAACATTCTTATTTTTTCTCAAGGACTTTTCAATATCAGCAATCTTTTCCATATATTCTCTTTCATCGTCATAAGTCTCCTTCACGTATGTAGTTAGACCTTTTTGAAGACCCTTGCTCCACGCACCCAATTTATTAATTTTTAAAATAGTATCAGCATCACGCTCTTCGTCAGTCATTGCTTTTAATCTATCTGTGAACGTATCTTTCTCTCTTTCTTTGGATTTGAAGACTACTTCCATTACCTTATCGTAGGTTAGGTCTACAATGTCCTTGTGGTTAGACATAATGGTTAAAAATGAGGATAACATTTTGGCAGTTCTAGTGCGCATGTCTTTGATATTTCCAAGCAATACCGTTGCGACCGGTTTGGCAGACAAATGCAGAGAAGTTTCCTCCAAGTCCTCAACGGTAAATACATCAGACTCTTCTTCACCTATTTCTCTCACCAACATGTTTTGGTCTTCTGATAACTTCTTAAATTCAAGCAACACTTGCAAAAAATAGTTCTCAAAAAGCATGTCACATGTTCTTTTATCAAACACCGAATAAGTTTTTGAACCTTTGTAATAAATATCGCACATATAAGGAGTGCTTAAAGAAATCTGTAACAAATTCTTGGTTGTTTTGGGAATAGTAGTGAGAATCTTGGATAAAACCTTGTCTCCGTAAAATGGCCTCAAACTTTTGTAGTACTCGTTTATAATTGTGCGTATATCATTTGCGTGATTCTTTGATAAACCCCAATAATTTGGTATCTGAATTGAATTTTGATAATCAACCTTGTTTTTGATAATGTCGGGGAATATGTTTAAAAAGTTATGAATGTAGTTTTTAATGAATTCAATGGAATTATATGTGGCTTCATCAGAAATAGAATTTTTCATAGACTCTTCTGAACTCGCACCCCACTCCATTAAAGTGTTAAGAAATACTTTTATATCGTTGTTTACCTTCTTTGTTAATCCAGCATTTTTACTAATAAATTCAACCACTTCTGATTTCATTTCCTTGTTTACGCGACCAAGATAATTTTTCAACTTTCGCATTTCTTCAGTATCATCAGTTACAGCAATATCAAATGTATCAAGTGCTTCGTCCAAATTTTGCACCAATGATGCAGGAACAACGGTTTCGTCACCCTTTGAGATTTCCTCAAGAATATTGCGAAGCTGTTGAACTTGAGTTATAACAGGCGTGTCTACATTAATATTAACAATATTCTTTCTATTAACATATTGCAGTAGACGTGTGAGAGAACTGGTATTGTAGTTTTTTCCTTCTTGTTTTAATTTTCTAATTTTTTCGCTAATAGAAACAATATTTGAAAAATGTTCAGGTTTTCCACCGCAAATTGCATCTAGTTCCTGACTAATTGGAACAATAGAGTTAAATTTGCAAAATATAATAAATGCGCGGTAAATAGTCTCGTCATTATATTGGTCACTCAAAGGAGCGTAAAAGTTCTTAGAATTATCTTTACAAAAAAACATAGGCGCTTTTGCAACAGCATTGATGTCTTCAATAATATAAGATAAATCGCGAACAATGTTATTATAAACTACAATTTCTGGTTCTTCATCTGCAAAATATTTAATTGTGCTAATATTTCCTTTTTCACTACAACAAGCATTTTCCAAAAAAGGTTCATTAGATGCATTTTTAAGAAGAGCATTGCGTTTTGTTACAACTTTTTGAATTTGTTCTTGGATTGCAAGAGAGAAAAATATAATCTTTGACTGTATAACCAAAATTTTCTCTCTTTGACAAGTTGCACCACTCTTGAAATCTTGTAAACATTGTCTTTTAAACTCTTCGGAAATGTTTGTAATAGGTCTCAATTTGAATGGAACCAATGGAGGTAAAAACTGAATCCATTTTCCTAGTTCGTGGTCTGTTGGAATAGTCCCATCATTTGGATTAGCTAACATATATTCTAACTTTTCTTTGCATTTTTGCATTACATCCACGTTTGAAAGATAATAATTGTCTATAAAAGATTTAATTTTATCCGCAACAGTAGTTTCTTTAAGTCCCATTAATGCAGACCATGGTTGAGCAGTAGCATTTCTTATTTTATAAGCAATGCATGATAAGTATTTTAAACTAGATAAATCGCCTGAACCTTCAAAAGGGTATCCAGTGAAAGAACGAACACACCCAGGGAAGGTTTTTCTTGTTTTAATTGATGGAATAGACGTCTGAACGCCAAATAGAAATGCGCCAAGAATCAAATATAAGATGGTGCTGTTATAAATGGCAATATAAGAAGGTAGTTTTTTACCCTTTTTAGCCTCTTCTTCTACGCGTAATTTATGGTCCGCTTCGGAAATAAGTGCACCAGCAGAAATGGTGTCAGATGCAATTTTAATCATAAAATCCTTTTGGTCATCTATATTAATTCCCATATTTTCAGCTAATGCTGAAATCACGTTAGACATCATTTTTGTTTCAGGTGTAGTGTATTTCTTTATGACTGGCTTTAAAGACGAACTCAAGATTGCATCACCTGCATCTTGTTCCATAACCTCCCGCGTTTTTACTTTGTAACCCTCTTCATAACCTTCATCAACGTCCAAATCGCGACGACAAATAATATAACCGCTGTGCTCATCAACCCAAGAATCTCCATCGTCACTCAATTTACCGCTTTCCTTAATAATTTCATCCATTCTTCTAATATAATTGTCATTATCCTCAATATAACACGAAGCCAATGAATATAAAAAGTTGGGCAGCAATTTAACGTTTGTTTTAACACAATATCTCCAATATTTCCAATGTTCATCTCCTTTTGCGGAGTCTGCTTCATTTGGTTCTCTCGTAAAGCGAATTGAAAATTTTACTATATCATTTTGCCTTTTACTCATGTTTGACTGCCCCAAAATCAGGTCTCTCAACTTGATGTAAGGTGATACTAAAATGTCTGCATCAATATCAACTGCTTCAGCACCAATTTTATATTGTTGTGCATTATATTTATAAGTTTGTGTGTGGTGTATTTCATGTAACTTATCTATAATGCTCAAATTATAGTCTAAATTTTGATTTAATAATTCCTTTAATTTATCCTTGGAAAGCTCATATTTTTTATCAAACTGACTTACAATTTCTTTCAATGCATTTTCAGTAATATGTTTCTTATTTAAATCTTGCGTTTCACAAAGCGTCTTATATTTTTTATCAACTTCAATACAATCATTTTGAAACTCACATAACAAATTTTTATTGGATGTTACTGTTTTCTCATCAATTGTATTGTCAGTTACCCATCTGTTATTACTTCGTTTAAAATAAACAATTTTATCTTGGGCGTTGTCATAAACCATGGCAAAATCACCGTCAACTACACGTTTCATTCCATTAATCAATGTTTCAGCAAGTCGTGGCGCATCATTGGTAGAAATCTTATTTTTACTAATTAATTTTTGAACTAAGAACTCATAAAATTCTTCAGGAGCCATTGCAATTTGCTCTTTTTGATAATCATCTAACATGCCATACATGGTATCATCAAACTTTTTATCAAAATAAGTTATTTTATTATTATCTGCTGCAACTTCTTCAAAAGTTTTATATTGTTTTGCAATTACAATACTTATGCATTTGTTATCCTTTTCTTCATTTTTAATCTCCATATCTAATTCATCTTTATCCTTTTCAATATTCTCAATAATAGAACTAATATTTTCTGGTAACATTGTACCAATGTTAGCAAGCGCTAGAGCATTATCAAAAACATTAGAAAAATCAATGGTTTTCATTCTCCAAAGAAGTTCTGAATTTGATAACTTCAATTGAGTTTGTTCATAATCATATGAATCAATAAACACTTCTTTATTTATCTTTCTATCAGTTATTAATGAGAGAATATAATTAGAAGATGGTCGGTATCCTGTGTTTGCCAGGCGTTTTTTTAATAATGAAAAACTTTTCTCTCGTTCTTTAAAGTTTTTGTTATATTCTGAAATTTTATCTTGTAAGAATGATTCAATATCCTTGTATTGCATAAATGTTAAATCGTCTGTATAAATTAAGAATGGTTCCAAATATCCGACAACATCATGCAATGATAATTTGCCATTAATGTATTTCTTCATTAAATTGAATAAAACGCGCGTTTTGGGAACTATTTTTTGAAGGAACTCTTTGTAAATTTCATAATTTGTTAGACCGTCCATTTTTTCATTTTTGACTAAGACGTAATTTTTGATATTATTCACAAACTTTTTCTCCGAAAAATCAAGGTCTGTTTCAAAATCATCTACGTTCACTCTATTTACGCGTGCATCATCATTCAATAGTTGCCAATAATTAATAAATGTGTTGTTCAAATTAGATTTATCAAGAATGTTTGTTTCCGGCAAGTTAACGTGAGAGAAACGGATAACTGGCTCTGGAAGAGTTAAAATTGATTTTAGTTCTAGAACGTCAGGTTGGGTTATATTAACACGATGTGATATCATTTTACTGCTAGTTATTTGTGTTGCATCTAATCTATTAACTCCCAAGTTATAACGTTGAATGACAAATTTTTTTGTTTTAATTATATCATTCTCTGCAATAGATGAGTAAAAATCGCCCAAATTATCAATAATTGCATTTACATCATTTACGATATGTATATCACTTATAATATCAAAGGTTGCTTCTGCGTCGGTTTGCTGAAATGGTGTCAAATAAGGATTAATCTCGGATATTAAATTGAAGTATTTATTTTGGTCTGATGGTGTATCATTGGATTTATATCTGTCAAAAATTGTTTTCATTTCATCAATGTCTTGGTCTATTGTTAAAGGTATAATGTCGGGGCTTTCAGAAGCGTCTTCTTTTGAGCTAATATTATAGACTTTTTTAATATTTTTAGCAACTGGAAGAAGCCAAAACAACATATTTTTGAATGTAGTCAAATTTTTAACCAATGGCTTCCATGAAACTGTTTTTGTAATTGGACCAATAACATTACCATATTCATCTAATTTAGAAAACTCTGAACGCAATTGTTTGAATCTTTCAATCATAGTGTGAATATTATTTAATACAGCTCCGGTTCTTTGAACATTGGGTATATTAGACAACAATTCATTTAATAAATCATCAGTTTGAGAATATATATTGAAACGTTGCTGAGCCTGGTCAACTTCAACATATTGAGTGATGGCTTCTAATTCTTCACCAATTTTAATTTCATCAGCTCTGACAATAAACTCACGAACAGTGTCTTTTATGTCATTAACAGGCAAATTATAAACTGTGTTCGCATTTTCTCTCTTGTCATCTTCAGCAAGAGATACAATTGAATCATCTAAAGACTCATCGCTTTCAGGCATTCCCAAGTTTTGTCCGACCATTTCTTTCTCTTTTTCTTTAATAACAATTTGTTCGGGTTTCTCTCTTATTTCAATAGTTTCAATTGGTAAATCAAGCGGAATTCCTTTGTAACCAAAGTTAATATATAAAATATCATTATCAGGATATGTCTTGATTTCAATCATATCTTCTTCTAGGTTGGTAATTTGACCTGTAATTACTACAGGAGTGTCGCCTCCAAAATAAATATTAATCCATGTATTAGGAAGAAGGTTATTTTGTCTTGCATATCCAAGTTTATCATTGCGGTCAATTAAAGCTATGGATGTTATTGAACCGTCACCGAGCGTTCCATCTTCATTTATCTTCAACTTGGTTGTAGTTAAATCATTTACGTTTATCAAATTAATTTGGTTCTTATCAATGTAATCAATAACAAAGGTGTTGTTATTTAATATTTGGTTTGAAGGAGCTTGAAGTCTTATAACATCAGATAATTGAAGGTTAACTGTTTGAGACTCAGGAGCTTCTTCAACACCTTGGGATTCTATGGGTGATGACATTATTCCTATATTTATTATAGAAATTTTTATGATTGTGATAACCGAAATGAAAAAGGAAAAAAAGCCAACTATGCCAAAAAATAAAAAATATTGGTTTAAAGAGAATATGCAATAAAATGTATTAAATAATGACTCATAGCATTCGTCAACCAGTTTATTCCTTAAATGAAATAGTTGGGTTTTCAGATATGTTACTAAATGAAACTGTTGGAGAAGACTTTCAAAACAAGATACGTGTTAAAATGGCAGAATATACTAGTAAAAGCAATAATAAATACAAGGTAATTAGATATGACAAGGAAATGTTAGCATCTGATATTATTCTTAGCACCGGATTATTGCGGTCAGTTATAATAAATAATAAAAACAAAGTTGTTAGTTTTGCACCACCTAAATCTATATCTTATGATTTATTTAAAAATAAATATTCGGATAAGTCCGAGAACATTGTTGCAGAGGAATTTGTTGAAGGCACAATGATTAATGTTTTTTGGGATGAAACCTCAGGATTATCTGGTTCTTGGGAAATTGCCACACGTAATACGGTTGGTGCAGACGTTAGTTTTTTCAAATGCAAGGAAAAAACTCCAACTTTCAGAGATATGTTTTTGGAGGCAGCAAAAAAAAATAATTTGGATTTGAACATGTTAAACCCAATATATTGTTATAGTTTTGTTTTACAACATCCAGAAAATCGCATTGTTGTCCCTTTTAAGACCCCACAATTGTATTTGGTGGAGATTTATGAAATAGTGCAAACTGAAGGTGGAATAGTGAACGTTTTTTCTCTTGATTTAAATATTGTTAAAGAGGTTGGTTATTGGAACAACACAAGCTTAAAGTTTGCACAGGTTTATGAGTTTACAAAATACGACGATTTAAAGGATAAATTTGCAAGCATGAACACGTCGTATGAAGTTCTTGGCGTTGTTATTAAGAATAAAGCCACTGGTGAGCGTTGCAAGATAAGAAATCCTGTGTATGAATATGTGAGGCATTTGCGAGGAAATCAACCAAAGACTCAGTATCAGTATTTGGAATTGAGGAAGGAAGGAAAAGTCGGAGATTTTTTGAAATTTTATCCAGAGAACAGGAAGGAATTTTCCTATTTCCGAGATAGGTTGCATGATTTTACAAATGCATTGTATCAAAATTACATTAGTTGTTACATAAAAAAAGAGCGACCTTTGAAGGAATTTCCTGACCATTTTAGAACACACATGTTCCACATTCACAAGATTTATACCGATGAATTGAAGCCAAAGAATGAGTATGTTAATAATACAGTTGTAATAAACTATGTAAATAGACTTCATCCCTCTTTGCAAATGTATTCCATGAACTCGTGTTTGATAAAACGTCGCGTAGATTTTATCAAGGTTGATTCTACTATGGATTAATTTGGATCATTTAAACGTCCAAGTTTTTTTCAGAAAAAAAATTGAAAAATTTTTCAGAACTTTAGTAACCCTAATACAAACCCAAACCCAGTCATAACAATGACGACGATAACTAGGTTCCCTCCGGAGCCTAATGGATACCTGCACATTGGTCACTGCAAATCTTTATTGATAAATTACGGTGAAGGGAATTTGTGTCATTTAAGATTAGATGACACAAATCCATCAACTGAACGCGAACTATTTGTAAGCGAAATAATGCGCGATATGACTTGGCTTGGGTATGACCCGGGCGTTGTTACGTATACGTCAGACTATTTTGATAAATTGTTTGATTTTGCTTGCATTTTGATTAAAAATGGATATGCTTATGTTGACTTTTCCGCACCAGACGTAATTAAAGAGGAAAGACGTTCTGGAATTGAAAATGTTTACAGAAACATGTATCCGGACATTCATTTGGCGGAGTTTGAAAACATGAAGAACAAAAAATACGCTTCTGGTGAAGCAGTTCTTCGTTTAAAAATAGACATGTCCAATAATAATTATACATTAAGAGACCCAATTGCATACAGAATAAATTATTCTCCGCATTTCAAAACTGGGGAGACTTGGTGCATATACCCATCGTATGATTATAGCCATGGCATTGTTGACGCTCTTGAAAACGTAACAACGTCATATTGCACAGAGGAGTTCTACATTCGGCGCGATTTATATTATTGGAGCGTAACAACTTTAAACAGCTTGGGTTTTAGTTTGCCTGCTGCAAATGTGCACGAGTTTGGGAAACTCACAGTTGAGAACAACACTCTGTCTAAAAGAAATATTAAAAAATTAATTGATGATGGTGAGGTGTCAGGTTATGACGACCCCTCTTTACTTACTGTGAGAGGCATGCGCAATCGCGGATATACGCCAGAAATAATCAAAGCTATTGCAAAATGTTCTGGGCTTGGTAAGGTCAAAACAGTCGTGTCTATGAAACTTGTGCATCATTTGTTGATTGCTCATTACAACCCAACCGCGATTAGATGTTTTGCGGTTATAAACCCCATCAAATGCGTTATTACAAATCTAGAGGAAGAAAAAGTTTGCAATCATCCACACATTCCGAATAGTCCTGAACATTATCATACCACGACAATAAGCAGAGAAGTCTACATAGAAAATGACGATTTCAAATTGGAACATGACGATGACTACTATCGTTTATCTCCAAAAAACAAAATGGTCAGACTTAAGTTCTATGATATTGTGAAATACGAAGGCTGCGCGGACAATGTTGTGCATGTATCTGCGTGCAATTTAAAAAAGGACAAATCCGTTAAAGCGACAATTCATTGGCTTTCTGTGAATCATGCTGTTCCAGCAAAATTTATATTTATTGACACAGAAAATCCACTTGTAAAAACTATTCATGATGGGTTTGTTGAAAGCTATACATTGGAATGTGGTGATGACGTTGTATTTGAATTTGAAAGAATTGGTTATTTTAAGCTATTACATAAAGATGAAAATAATGTTCCGCACTATTTGTGTATTGTATATTTGAAATAATTAGAAAACAAAAAACTTTGTAAATATTGTAACTAGTGTATTTTTTGTTTTATAAAGGGTCTAAAATGACATAAAGCTTTAAAAATATAAAATGAATAATAAAGATGTATTTTTATTCATTTTATAGACGAATTAAAAGTAATATTCCAATTGTTAATTTGCTTTTGTCGTCTTCAACCTTGACGTTACAGTTGAATGCAATTTATTTATAAAAACAAGAAGGAAACAAGAAGGAAATAAGAAGGAAACTAAAAAAAAAGAACTATTTATAAACTAACTGTTCAAATTTTCTAAAATTTGTCCTTAATCGCAGCGTAAACAGTAATAGCATCTGCAATACACTCCTTCAAGTTTTGCTTAATTGCTTGTTTTTCAAGCTCTTCCTTATAAGCGATGCGAATAATACTATCCGCGTCATGAGGGTGCATTTTCTTGAACCCACAAAACGAAAGAGATTTCGTTCCCTCATAGAATTTGGAATACAAGAAATACTCCAGCACCTTCCCAATTGTGTAATCCTCATTTTCAAGTATAACGTCATAACAATTTTTCATGGTTGATTGAGAAGGATTAATCTTCAAATCATCGGTTTCAATTATGGTGTCAATTGCTTCCAATTTTTCAACTAGAATATCGCAAGCCTTGCGAATAATTTCTTGGTTTGTAAATACACCAATTGTTTGAATTGTAAAATCAAAGCTGTCACGCTTAACAACCCGTTGTCCATCCAACAAACGCCAGTTAGTGGTCTCAAATACAATTTCTTCCTTGGTCATGCCCTTGTCTTTCCACTCTTGGGCCTTCTTTGCAAGAATTTCCTCAATATGAACATCGTCTTGAGTAAATCCATATGTGCAAGTAGAAACCGCGTTGAACATTCCGTCATTTTTAGCAGTTGCAATTGAGAACTCGCAAGTAAAATGCAATTTTTCGCCTTGGATTTCATCGGAAATTTTAGGACGTAGTCTAGCAAAATCAATGTAATAACCAGTCAATGAATTTGGTGGAAATATACTCTTTTGATCTTTATCTTTTAAATATTCATTTGTAGTCAAATTTTTAATCTTAAAGTGTTCAGTTGTTACAAACATAATGGTATCTGTAAGATTTTCTACATTTACCTCAACAAGGTAATTTTGAAGTGGCATTTTCAAATCAGAAATATGAATTGGAATACAACTTAATCTCTGTTTAAGAATCTCATTATTTAAGCGAGTTGTATTTGTAATAATCGTACATTTATTTTGTTCATTTGGACTAGTTTTGAAAACAACTGTTGGGATGTCAGACAAAATTGTCCTGCGAAGCCCGTTCGCTAAACTTACATTCACATCTCTCAACGTAAATGACAAGGTATCACCGTCTTCTTCTAACTTTTCAATGCGTGGGTTCATTCTATATTATACTAAATAAATACTATTTAATATATTTAATCAATTTTTTTAAAAATGAGTTAAAATAATAATCCAATAAGCTTAATATAGATTAATGAGTTCAATTCTCTATTATAGTAATTTTTGCGAGCATTCTAAAAAGCTTTTGCAGACTCTTTCTAAAACTCAGGCAAGCAAAGATATTCATTTTATATGTATTGACAAAAGAACCAAGGGTCCTGATAATAAAATTTATTTAGTTTTAGAAAGTGGTCAAAAAATTGTTATGCCTGAAAATGTAACAAAGGTTCCTGCTTTATTACTATTGAATAATAATTATCAAGTTCTTTATGGCGATAACATTTATAATCATTTAAAACCGGCACAAGAAGTTATTACTCGCCAAGCAACAAGTAATAATATGGAACCAATGGCGTTTTCTTTAGGAGGAGGTTGTGTTGCATCCGACCAATATAGTTTTTTAGACATGGATTCAGAAGAATTAAATACAAAAGGAAATGGTGGAATGAGGCAAATGCATAATTACGTTCCGTTGAATTATAGTGATACAATAAGCACGCCAACTGATGAGCACGATTATAAACAAAGTAGAAGTGCTGGTGGACAGGAAATGACAATTGAAAAGTTGCAACAAATGAGAGAACAAGAAATTGCCGGATTGACTGCAAAGAAATAATAAATAATATAGGTTAATAACTTAAAAAAATAATAAAATAACAAATATAATGGCTACGCAATCAGCAACATTATTAACCGCTTTTAATGATCATTTTATGGAATTTGTTAATGATATTATAAACGTTTTTCCAGATGATATTGATTTAGCAACTGCAAAAAACTCTTTTATTTTGATTAGAAAGGCCAATCCTAAAATGATTATAAAGATTTGGCAACAGTTTGTTGTAGAGAATTATAGTGATGCAATTGACAAGGATGATATTAGTTTTTTTATTAATAAGGACTATTCAGCAGATTTATCAAAAGCGGAAAATTCGGATAAAATAATGGAGGCCATCAATAGATTGAGAACACCTGTTAAAATGATGAAACAAGAAGACCAGAAAAAGGTAATGAAATATATTCAAAATTTAAAGAAGATTTCAACATTGTATCATACTATGGCATAAATCAACCTTAAAAAGTTGTTCAAAATATTAAATTCTATTTAGTTTGATTTAAAAAAATAAATTTATATCAAACATATAAATAATGTCCGAAACAGAAGAGCGCACGATTCCAGAAGAGTTTACCAAGATTATTAAAGACTTTATTTCTGATATTCTTATTACATTCCCGGAATATCTTCCAATAATTGATAAATGGTGGAAGCCTCAAGACTTCTCTCATGTAGAGGATATTGAGGCTCGCAATAAAGCAGTTTGTTTAGACGCTCAACAAAAAATGCAAAGTTTATTTGACCATTGTGTGCGAGTTTTCCCCGAACGTTTCTTTGATATTTTATATCAAAAGACGGAAATTTTTGATGATGATTCTCAAGTAAATACTGAGTTTTTGCCTGGAATTAGTTTTAAATACTTATGGAAATGTGACATTAGTGACAAGACTCGTGAAACAATTTGGAAGTATTTGCAAATGGTATTAATCTGTATAATTGGAAGCGTTAAGGATAAATCGGCGCTTGGAGACACCTCACAATTATTTGATGCAATTAATGAGGATGAATTTAAGATTAAATTGGAAGAGACTCTTGGAAATATGCAAAACATTTTTGAGAATATGTCACAGGAAGAAGGAACTGCAGCCGGTGAATCAAGTTCTGAATTTAATATGCCTTCTGCTGATGACATTCAAGGCCATTTACATAGTATGATGGGGGGAAAGTTGGGAGATCTTGCTAGAGAAATTGCTGAAGAAACGTCGCAAAATTTAAATATGGATATGGAAGGTGTTACCGATGTAAAAGACATATTCCAAAAACTTTTTAGTAATCCAGGAAAGTTAATGGGTTTAGTTAAAAACGTTAGCGATAAACTTGATTCAAGAATGAAGTCAGGAGAGATTAGCCAGAATGAGCTAATGACTGAAGCAAGTGAGATGTTAAATAAAATGAAGAATATGCCTGGAATGGGAAATATTCAAGAAATGCTAGGTAAGATGGGAATGGGAGGAAGAGGAATGGGAAGAGATGGCGGGTCTGGTGGAATGGATATGGGCGATTTAGCTGCGATGGCTGGTATGGCTGGATTAGGAAGAAATACAAAAATTAATACTAACGCGATGAAGCAACAAGCAGATAGACTTTCAAAACAGGAGGCTTTTAGGAATAGAATTAAGAAAAAAATGGAAGCCAAAAATCTCGCTCATTTGGCAGCTGCTTCTGCCTCGGTAAATACACTTCAAGAACAACAAGCTACGCAAATAACAGATGAAGAATTAATTGCAATGTTTGGTTCAGAGGGTAAGACTGAACGAACTCCACGAGTATCCAAACCAAAACCAAATGATTCTAATGTTAAAAATAAAAAGAAAAAAAAAAATAAGACTTAAGAAAATTTAACGCTTGTTAGTAATATTTTTTTTTGTTAAAACTTTACCAAATAACATGTATAATACAACAAATAAAGCTACAAACCCTTCAACAATATTTTGAACCATGTTCATTTGAATAAAGTAATTGTCACTTCCATTTTTGTCAAGTGTTTCAATATAATAAAAACGAATGGCTGTTAAAAGGTGGCTAATAAAAAATAAAAATAATAATACTGCAAAGCAATAATTAGTTTCTGAAATAGATATTATTACTGAAAATAAAAATAAATATAGAACTCCTTTTAATATTGGACCTAAACCTTTAAAGTCTGGTCTCCCGTTATTGTCTTCAAAAATTCCAGAATAATATTTCAATTTTCTACCTTCTTTATTTACAATATCTGGCATGTTCATTTGTATATAATATATTAATATTATATATAAAATTAATAAAACACTATGCAGTTATTTCTTGAATAAAACGTATAAAACAGCAATTAATGATAAAACTCCACCGATTATATTATCGTTAACTATTGTTTTTAAAAACTCATCATCTTCACCGTATTCTGTTAACGTGTCTATGTAATAAAAACGAACACCGTTTAATATGCATCCAATAAAATAAATAAAAGCTACTAAAGCTACATACTTATAGTTTTTTGATACAGAATAATATAATGCGTATGATATAAAAATATACTTAGAAATTAATGGAAAAATTCCAAAATCTGGATTTCCTCTGGCAGTGGCAAATGGTCCTGTGTAAAATTTTCCTATTGACATCTTGTATTTTTTTATTTTTTCCCAGTCTTTAATTGTTTCGCCTTGAACTGTGGGAATTTTATTTATTTTTTTTGTTAAATTCATATATATAATGTAAATAATATAATTATTAACTAAATAAATAATTGTTGCAATGAAATTCAAAAATAAAATTAAGTAGTTCTATATATATAATACAATGACTTCAACATTTTGGATCAATGAACCATCAATTCTATTTAATAAAGACTATATTCTTCAATTATGGCCTTCTTCAAAAATGTCTTATGAAGAAAAATTGAACACAATTAGCAGACTTGTTATTATACTATCAATTTTAGGATTTTTATTAACTATGAATAAAAGTATTCTATTAATCGGAGTTTTAACATTGATTGTAATTTTTGCAATGTATAAAATTCGCAAACAAAAAGTTACCAAGGATATGTTGGATGGTTCAAAGGAAGGATTTAGTGGAATTGATGTCAAAAATCAGCAAGAAACTATTATCAATCCTGATACTTTAAAAAATTATTTAAAATCAGAATTTATGCCCGTTAATAAGAAGAATCCTCTTGGCAATGTCTTGTTAACTGAGATTATGGACAATCCCACTAGAAAACCTGCTCCTCCATCTTTTAATACAGAGGTTTATGAGGATATTAACGTTTCAACTAAAAAAATGGTTCAGAGCTTGAATCCTGGCATAAAAAATACAAACAAACAATTATATGGAGATTTAGGAGAACAATTTGAATTTGACCAATCTCAGTGGTCTTTTTATTCTACACCTAACACAAAAATTCCAAATGATCAAGGAGCATTTGCTGATTATTTATATGGTGACATGCCCAGCTGCAGAGATGGAAACGCTTTTGCATGTGTTCAAGATAATATTAGATACAATTTGTATTAATTACCTTTAGAAAAAGCAATCAAGCAAAATAATAAAAATAAAAATTAATTTATAATACTTTTGTTTAGTAAAAAAATAAATGTATTATATATAAATGGCGTTTGTTACTAATTATACCTTTGATAACATGAGTAGAATTGGAAATGATACTTGCTTCCAAGACCAGGAGACAATTCAAAATATAAGTGCATGCAACTACACTTTGCAGAATTATTTTGCCAACGACTGCACTATGAAAAAGCCAATTGCTTTAGCCACGTCTCAGCCATGTGTTTTTTACAATGGAACTAGTCCAGTTGGTTCTGGTGGATGCGTTGTTGATAATAGTTCTAAGTTATTGATTGGCAGTATCCAAACTCACCCCAAATGTAAGATTGACTTGTTCCAGCGCCCCTTTGCCACTGTCCCATTTTTAGGACGTGGGTCAGTTTGCCCTATTTTAGAGTCTCAAATTCAACAAGGTGAGCTTCTAACTAACAAGCGAAGCGTGAATAAGCTAGCGGAAAAGAGCTATATTAAATATCAAAATACTCCTTTAATTCCTAGCGTTCAAGACCGCATCACGAACCCTGCTTATTGTGTTGAGGGGGTTGCATCTGAAGGATGGATTCGCGGCGGAGTTCCATCTCGCGAATTGACAAGAGACCGTGATTATTATGCAGCTCACACACAAAATCAATATGTTTAACAGCCTTTCATAACTTGTTAAGTTTAGCCTTAAATGTTTTCCAAACTAACCATTATTTTATTTATAATATATTTAAAAAACAACATAAAACACAACTACTTATTATTATATGTACAATTCACATTTTGTTTGCACATATAGTTTTTATGACAATCTTCTTAGAAACACTTATCATAAAGATGAAAAATATGACGTGGAAGACGTAGAAGAATTTGAAGAGTTGTCCGAGTTAATATATAAAACAGAATTATTAAGAGCATTGGAATTTACTGTAGATCAAGTTGAAAGCTCTTGTGACAATGTATTTTTTAACAATGAAAAATTGTTTGAACTTTATAATATTTTAAAAATAGATGTTGGATTTATGGAATGTATAGAAAAAATTAAGCTGAAATATTGTTGCGAAGATTATGAATCTGGATTTGTCACTTTATTTTCATATGATTATTTTTTTTTGACTCATAAATGCATTTGTAACATTTTAAATGAAGGAATAACTCGCAGTGATAATATAAATCAACTTAAAGATGCAATTAAACAAAGTTAGATTATTTTTCTATAAGGATTATATATAACATGGCATCAACACGAAACCTAAATACACCTGGAAATTATAATTTAGAGCAAAGACAATACAAACAATCCGAGGTTTATACACTTTATCCTAACTCGCAATATGGTGCGGCTTATGACACAAAGTTTCCTGGCAATGGTGTAAACCCAGCTCAAATACCATGGAATCAATTGTCATACAATGCACCTGATATTGAGTCATTTTTATTTGGCATAAACTCTACAAATTTAGTAAACCCAGCTGGACCTTTATATCCTGAATTAAAAACATTAGAAACTGCTAATTTTTTCAAGAAGGACGCAGTTTTAATGCCAGAACCTTTAGCAATAGAGAAAAATCAAAGACCTTTTCCTTGCCCAAACTAAAAGTTAAAAAAGTTACTTTGTTTTTGTATTAATATTATTTTTAAAATATGTGGGTTTTTTATATGAGTAACATAAATTCAAATAATATTAATAGCACGAATATAACCACTACTAACTTGCAAGTGCAAAATATAAATGGAATACCAATTGTTAGTATTATCGGAGGTTATTATCCATGCAATTCTTGCGATGGAACTGTTTGTGACCCCGATATAGGTTGTGGAACTTGTAATTCATGTGAATCATTTGTGCCTGACCCATGTGATTGTTATATTTCTAAAAGTGGTGGAACAGGACCTACAGGTCCAACAGGACCTCAAAGCACAGTTACTGGGCCTAGTGGTTATACAGGACCTCAAAGCACAGTTACTGGGCCTACTGGTTATACAGGACCTCAAAGCACAGTTACCGGACCTACAGGTTATACAGGACCTCAAAGCACCGTTACAGGTCCAACAGGACCTCAAAGCACAGTTACCGGACCTACAGGTTTTACAGGTCCAACTGGTCCAACAGGACCTCAAAGCACAATTACAGGACCTACAGGTTATACAGGACCTCAAAGCACTGTTACAGGTCCAACTGGTCCAACAGGACCTCAAAGCACAGTTACTGGGCCTACTGGTTATACAGGACCTCAAAGCACAGTTACAGGTCCTACAGGTTATACAGGACCTCAAAGCACAGTTACAGGTCCAACCGGTCCAACAGGACCTCAAAGCACAGTTACCGGGCCTACAGGTCCAACAGGACCTCAAAGCACAGTTACCGGGCCTACAGGTTATACAGGACCTCAAAGCTCAGTGACAGGGCCTACTGGACCAACAGGTTATACAGGACCTCAAAGCACAGTAACTGGACCTACAGGTCAAACAGGACCTACTGGTCCTGCAAATGCTTCTACTGTTACTATTACAGATACAAATAGTGGTTCTGTTTATTACCCTACTTTTGTATCAGCAGCAGGAACAGGACAAACGTTACTAGCAGATATATCAACCACCTCTTTGTCTTATAATCCAAGCACAGGTAGATTGACTACTGAAAATATGTATATAGGAACAGCAACAGATCCTGCAATAATAACAAATACTGAAATAAATAGGTTCTCAACTAGTTCTAGTAGCACAAGTTACCTAATACGTTCTCAGGGAGCAACCGGAACGGCTTTTATTGAGATTCGCTCTGGTAATGCAGATGCTTCACCACAAATTTATCAATCTGTATATAACACTATCAATGGGTTACCAAGGACAGAATATATTTTGCAAGATACTTTTTTTGATATTTATACTAAACATACAAACCCTGACTATGATTTAATTGCTGGTGTGCAGAGTTTTAAAAATCCTACGTTTAATCTTGGATATCCAGTTAGTATGTTGTACAGTTTTGACTCGGGATTATTTAGTACTAGTTATACAGGTGTTAGAGTCAACACCGGTTATATAGATATGTTTAATTCGTCAACTACGACGGGTAGTGCCAATATAGCACAATTTTATCCTGGAACTATTAACTTTTTTGGTAACGTTAGATTTGTTGGGAGTTACGGTATAACCCTACAATCTAATGATGATCCCTCACCAAATGGAACACTTACATTAACTTATCCAAGTAGCGCACATAAAACGTGGATTACATGGCCTTCAATTGCAGGAAAAACAGTTGTATTACCTACTAGTGTTGGTGCGACTTCTGGAATATGGTATAGTATTTGTAATAAATCTACTACCCAAACAGTATTAGTTAAAGAAGGTAGCACTGGTGGAACAACAATTTATACTATTCCAGTTGGTCCTACAGGTGGTATTGGGCCTACAGGTGGTATAGGGTCTTACGTAAAGTTTGTTACGAATAGTTCGAATTATTATAGGGCTATATAATTTCTGAATCGTCTCTGCTCACGGTTTCCTTTTCTTATCTTTTGATTAAAATCCAAAAAACTATTAAAATGACAAGGAAATTAAAAGGAACCAGCAAAAACAATAAGGACAATCTAAGGTTTATAAACTTTATACTAACTCGCAATATATTATTGCTTACTATACAAAGTTCTCTGGAAATGTTATCAATTCTGTTCAGGTACCTGGAATCAATTTTCAAGCAATGAACTTTAATTAAAAACATTTGTAACTTCTAATTTTTTCAAGGAGCACTCAGTTTTAATGACAGAACCTTTAGCAATAAAGAAAAACCAAAGACTTTTTCCCTGTTCAAAGTAAAAGTTAAAAAAATTTAGCTTGTTTTTGTTTTTGTATTAATATTATTTTTAAAATATGTGTGTTTTTTATATGAGTAACATAAATTCAAATAATATTAATAGCACGAATATAACCACTACTAACTTGCAAGTGCAAAATATAAATGGAATACCAATTGTCAACATTATTGGAGGTTATTATCCATGCAATTCTTGCGATGGAACTGTTTGTGACCCCGATATAGGTTGTGGAACTTGTAATTCATGTGAATCATTTGTGCCTGACCCATGTGATTGTTATATTTCTACAAGTGGTGGAACAGGACCTACAGGTCCAACAGGACCTCAAAGCACGGTAACCGGGCCTACTGGTCCAACAGGACCTCAAAGCACAGTTACTGGGCCTACTGGTTATACAGGACCTCAAAGCACAGTTACTGGGCCTACTGGTTATACAGGACCTCAAAGTACCGTTACAGGTCCAACCGGTTATACCGGACCTACAGGTTTTACAGGTCCAACAGGTTATACAGGACCTCAAAGCACAATTACAGGTCCAACTGGTCAAACAGGACCAACTGGCGCAACAGGACCAACTGGCGCAACAGGACCAACTGGCTCAACAGGCGCAACAGGCGCAACGGGACCAACTGGCTCAACAGGCGCAACAGGCGCAAGAGGCGCAACAGGCGCAACTGGCTCAACCGGCTCTACAGGAATAACTGGCTCAACAGGACCAACTGGTGCAACAGGTCCAACGGGACCTCAAAGCACAGTTACAGGTCCAACTGGTCCAACCGGTTATACCGGACCTACTGGTCAAACAGGACCTACAGGTTATACAGGACCTACCGGTCCAACAGGCATTATTGGTAAAACAGGACCTACTGGTCCAACTAATGCTTCTACTGTTAATATTACAGATACAAATACTGCTGCTACTTATTACCCTACTTTTGTATCAGCAGCAGGAACAGGACAAACGTTACGAGCTGATATATCCACCAATCCTTTGTCTTATATTCCAAGTACAGGAACATTGACTACTGATAATATGTATATAGGAACAGCAACAGATCCTGCTATGATATCAAATACTAAAATACAAAAGACAAGTACTGGGAATACAAAATACACAATATCAGCTAGTGGAACAACCGGAACGGCTTATATGGAGATTCGTTCTGGTACAGGTAGTGGAAATCCTGGAGTAGGACCCAGAATATACCAAATAGCACAAAAAACTAGCGATTTTACACAAAGGTCTTCTTCCACTATACAAGATACTTTTTTTGATATTAATACTCATTATCCTGATCCTTCTCTTAGCACTAATATTTATGCGGGTGTACAGGGTTTTCAAAGTTCTATTTTTCCTAGTACATTAGTAGGCACTACGTTGTACAATTATAGTGCCACAGGTTCTAGTGGTAATACCGGTACTAGTTATACAGGTGTTAGAGCCTTATATAACTATATAGAAATGTTTAGTAGTTCTTCAACTCCGACGGGCACTGTAAATATAGCACGATTTAATGCTTCAACTATTGATCTTTACGGTAATATTAGATTTGTTGGGAATTACGGTATATATGAAAAATCTATTATAGATACTACACCTAATGCAAATGTTCAATTAATTAATCCTACTAACTTATTTTCAACATTTATTACATGGCCTTCAGTTGCAGGAAAAATAGTTGTATTACCTAATGTATTATATTATGGGGGGTATTGGTATGGTATTTGTAATAAATCTACTACCCAAACAGTATTAGTTAAAGAAGGTGGCACTGGTGGAACAACAATTTATACTATTCCAGTTGGTCCTACAGGTGGCACTGGGCCTACGGGTGGTATAGGGTCTTACGTAAAGTTTGTTAGTAATGGAGTTAGATACTTTAGTGGTTGATAATTTCTGAATCGTCGCGGTCTTCGGTTTCTTTTTCATATCTTTTGATTAAACTCCAAAAAATTATTAATATGACAACGAAATTAAAAGGCACCAGCAAAAACAATAAGGACAATCTAAGGTTTATAAACTTTATACTAACTCGCAATATATTATTGCTTACTATACAAATTTCTCTGGAAGTTTTATTAATTCTGTTCAGGTACCTGGAATCAATTTTCAATCAATGAACTTTAATTAAAAACATTTGTAACTTCTAATTTTTTCAAGGAGCACGCAGTTTTAATGACAGAACCTTTAGCGATAGAGAAAAACCAAAGACCTTTTCCTTGCCCAAACTAAAAGTTAAAAAAGTTACTTTGTTTTTGTATTAATATTATTTTTAAAATATGTGTGTTTTTTATATGAGTAACATAAATTCAAATAACATTAATAGCACGAATATAACTACGACTAATTTGCAAGTGCAAAATATAAATGGAATACCAATTGTCAACATTATTGGAGGTTATTATCCATGCAATTCTTGTGATGGAACTGTTTGTGACCCCGATATAGGTTGTGGAACTTGTAATTCATGTGAATCATTTGTGCCTGACCCATGTGATTGTTATATTTCTACAAGTAGTGGAACAGGACCTACAGGTCCAACAGGACCTCAAAGCACAGTTACTGGGCCTAGTGGTTATACAGGACCTCAAAGCACAGTTACTGGGCCTACTGGTTATACAGGACCTCAAAGCACATTTACCGGGCCTACAGGTTATACAGGACCTCAAAGCAGCGTTAGAGGTCCAACAGGACCTCAAAGTCCAGTTACCGGACCTACAGGTTTTACAGGACCTACAGGTTATACAGGACCTCAAAGCACGGTAACCGGGCCTACAGGTTATACAGGACCTCAAAGCACAGTTACCGGGCCTACAGGTTATACAGGACCTCAAAGCACGGTAACCGGGCCTACAGGTCAAACAGGACCTCAAAGCACAGTTACCGGGCCTACAGGTTATACAGGACCTCAAAGCACAGTTACAGGTCCAACCGGTCCAACAGGACCAACAGGTTACACAGGTCCAACAGGTCCAACGGGACCTCAAAGCACAGTTACCGGACCAACAGGTTACACAGGACCTCAAAGCACAGTTACCGGGCCTACTGGACCAACAGGTTATACAGGACCTCAAAGCACAGTAACTGGACCTACTGGTCAAATAGGTCCAACTGGTCCTGCAAACACAAATGCTTCTACTGTTACTATTACAGATACAAATACTGCTTCTGTTTATTACCCTACTTTTGTATCAGCAGCAGGAACAGGTCAAACGTTACGAGCAGATATATCAACCACCCCTTTGTCTTATAATCCAAGCACAGGTAGATTGACTAGTGAAAATATGTATATAGGATTAACCGGAGCCATTAATAAACCTGCATATTTCAGCAATAATTCTATACAAGTCTTCTCAACTGATGCAAATCAGGAATCATATACAATAGATACTCAATGTGTGACTTTTCCGTATCTAACCGAAGCAAGAATTGATATTAAATCAGGTAATGCATTCGCTCCACCCAAAGTATTTCAAAAAGCAAACCTCAATACGGATCCAACACAAGAATCATTTTTTGGTATGCAAGATACTAGTTTTAATATGTGCATGCAATATCCAGATCCTTCAAACAATTTAGAAATATTTGCTGGTGTACAAGGTTTAACAATTCCTACTTATCAATTGGGATACCCATTTTCTGCGTTGTACAACTCCTTTATTGACAATAATGATACCGGTATTCCTAATTTTACAGTTCTTAGAGCTAATTTAAACAATATTGATATGTCTACTGGATATGATACTCAGGCGGGTAATACAAATATAGCACAATTCTTTCCTGGACAAATTGATCTTTACGGTCTTGTTAATTTTTACAATTTTTCCGGTGTATCTGAAAACTCTATCATAGATCCCTCAGCAAATGGAACACTTACAATAACTTATCCCACTTATGCATTTAAAACCGTAATTATTGCAGGACCAACAGGAAAAACAGTTGTATTGCCTACTAGTATTGGCGCAACTTCTGGAATATGGTATGGTCTTTGTAATAAATCTACTACTAGCACAGTAACAGTTAAAGAAGTAGGTCCATCTGGAACAACAATTTATACTATTCCAGCTGGTCCTACAGGTGGAACTGGGCCTACGGGTGGTATAGGGTCATTCGTGAAGGTGGTTACGAATGGTTCAAATTATTATAGGGCTGGATAATTTTTGAATCGTCTTAGCTTAAAATGTGCAAAAGTTGTTAAAAGACTCGGACCCTATATAAACCAAAATTATAACGCCAAATTTGTAAAAATAAAAAAGAACTTTATTTAATTTAAATTTAATTTAAAATGGGATGAAACACATACAATCTTATATTCCTATAATATACTTTATTGACTGCATTACGTTGTAGCAATAACGGTCATGAGGGTTGTGTAAAACAAGATTTTGTGCCGGTGAAAATCCTCTTAAATAAGTTTTTAAGATGGGTTGCGAATAATATCCATTTCGTAAACTTCTGATTTGTTTTTCAGGAACGTGTTTTGGATTTTCTGCAATTGGTTCTGTATGCGTGTTTGGCTGAAAAGGTTGTTGCACCGGAACCATTTTTACAGGAATGGTTGTAATGGGGTCAATAATAACTCTGCGAATATTTTTTGTAATATTAGCGTATCTTCTGCACGCATTACACGTTATGTTTGTATTACATTCCGAAGGCATTTTTGTCGTGGTTTGGTTATATTCAATATTAAATTTTGATTGAGTTAATGTTCCACGTGTTTTCCCGAAACAATCACACATAAAAACCGCAATAAATATAATAGATAGTAAACTTGCAGTTACAAACATTGTATTGATTGTGCATTATTTTTTTTTTAAAAAAGTTTTCAATTTTTTTTTTACTTGCACTTTATATTTAGCTTGTTCTAATTTTATTCCACTTTAAATGTAAAAACGTAATAAAATTGTATTTAGTATTCAGGTGTATGCTTCTTGAATAAACAACCTTGAGAAGTCATACCCTTTACGGCATTTGTTACAATATTAGGGTTTTGGTTCGCACACGTTGACATCCAAATCTTTATAATACAGAAATTTTTCTTTGGTGAAATGGTAATTCCGGTTACATTGGCAACAAATGATGACTGTGTACTAATCGTTTCTCCAACAAGAACATAACTAAGTTCCTTCCAAACCTCGTAAACACTCTTGTTTGAAATCTTATAAGAGAAACAACCGCCTGCACGATTCTTTGGATCTTCCCAGATTGGCTTTATGCCTTCCTTCATAAGGAACAACATACAGTTCTTCACCAAAACGTCTGGTAGCGTTTCGGCAAGAGCAATAGCTTCCTCAACACTTCCGAGTGTGTAAATCTTTTTATAACTGCCAATACTCCAATCGGTGTCATGAGGCAAGTGTGCCCACATGGTCCATTTGTTTAATAGTGCATGATATTCGCTACTATCTGTATATGTTGCCATTGTAGTTTGCGGAGTTACCATTATAATTGTAACTATCAATTTTTTTTTATATTGTTTTTGCTTATTCATTCAATTATCATTGATTATCTGGCAATTCATAAGAAAATTCTACTTTACTATCTGAATCTGTATTTGTATTTGTATTTGTGGCTTTATTGATAAAATCTAAAACGGTCATATTTGACGTATCAATGTAAATAAATGGTGAAACAGTGTAATCATTTTCATTAAATTCTATCTCATCTTTTTCATTAAACGTTTTCATATTCACGTTGTTATCAATAACATCTAATTCATATATTCCAGTAATTTCATCGCAATTAACATTATGTTGTTCCTTTAATAGATATGAAATTAAAAGAAGATTAATCTTATTTCCAACAACGTAATAATTCTCATAGTCATTTGATAGCTTTATTTTATACTTTGTGCCATTAAATTTTACAGTTAATGACATAAATGAAAACTTACATAATTTATAATCAAAATTTAACGGAAACTTTGGCAATCCAAAAAATAATACCTTATTCAACTTTGGTGATGTTTCTGTTAATCCTTCATAATCAGAAAATATAATAAAGTCGTACAATAAAAACTGATGAAGTGAAACATACTGTTTATTTGTTGATAGCATAACTTTATTAAACTTTATAATATCAATCTCAGATTTTTTATTAAACTTTTCAATTAATGATTTTATTGGTTTAAACGATGGATGGAAATACAATTTCTTAACACGCATTTCAATGTTTGTGTAAAAAAGAATTGTATAGAATGATATATTTAAAAGAGTAGCTTGATATTGATTTGGAAAACAGTATGTCATGAATATATGAAACCCTGCTCCAAGAGTAAAAATATTAATTATAGTCATTAACTTTGGATAAATTATAAATAAATTTTTAAATAGTTTTTGATTTATATACTTTGGAAGCTTTCATATGCCGGAGATGTAGAAGAATATGGAAAAAAGTTTTTCTTAAACACTGTTGTAGGCCGAGACACAGTTTTGGTTTCAGGTTGTTTTGTAATATAAATACTACTAGTAGTTGTATTTAGTTGAGGCGCCGGTCCTATTGTAGTATTTAATCCAAATATATATAATAACATTGCTACCACAAATGTCATTAAAATAAATGGTATGAAAACAATAATCCAGGAAATAACTCCTAAACCACCGTCACATAAACCATTTAATAAAAGAGTAACAAGTATTGCAACAACAAATTTCATAAACGCAGTATTATAAAGCCCTTTAAAGGTATCAATTAGAATCTGCGCGAGAGAAAAAACTATATAAATTAATGCGGGAGGACATAATTTGAACATGGATAACTTATATTATATCAATAAAAAAATGGCTCACCATCCTTTAAATAACCAACTTGATTTCCAGGGTCACCATCTTTATCTACTGCATAAATTGGTCCATTTTCCTCATTAGTTGCAAAGTAGTTAACGTCTTCAATTTCAATTTCAAAAACTTCCTCTTCTTCCTCTTTATCCTCTTCAATTTCCTCATCTTCTTCTTCCTCTTCTACTTCATCCTCAGTATCCATCTCTTCTTCCTCTTGTTCAAATTCTTGTTTCTCTTGTTCAACTTCTTGTTTCTCCTCTTCATCCTCTTCATCTTCTTCATCCTCTTCTTCTTCATCTTCTTCATCTTGTTGTTCATCTTCCTCATTTTCTTCATCTTCTTGTTCTTCTTTAGATTCTACCGCAATTGATTTTGAGAAAATATTATTTGAAATAAAACACTTTGTGCACAATTCTTCAGAATTTTTATTGTGGCTGCATTCGCACTTACATAAATCAGTTTCTTCCTCATCGGCTTCGTTTTGGTATTCTTCCTCTTCCTCTTCCTCTTCCTCTTCCTCTTCCTCTTCCTCATCCTCTTCCTCTTCCTCTTCCTCTTCCTCTTCCTCTTCCTCTTCTTGGCTTTGATTCTCTTTAATCTTGTCCTCTTCACTATCACTGGTTTCTGTAACAGAAACACGAACGTTTTTTGACGTAACTTCATTTTGCAATAAAATCTTTTCAATTGTGCAATCATCGTCAACGCTTTGAGTGTCAGACACTTCTTCAATATTCAATGAAATATTTTCCTTAGAAATGTTTAGCCGAGTATTGTGTTTTTGCAAGATTTCAAGTTCTTTCTTATAATATTCCATCTCAGCACGACACTTTTCAAGTTCTCTAGTTAAATGCGAGTGTGTATAATCGTAAATTAAATCATGAATACCACGTTTAACAACAGAATTAACTTCATTTAAAATTGGTTGAATATCAATAAAAGTAGGCAAATGCGACATTACTCTTGGATATTTTATATTAGTAAATTTCGTTTAATATGATTTAGAAAATATTTAAACAATATGTATAACATGGACAATATTACAATTATATGCGAATCCGATGCTTATGAAAAAATCCAAATGATAATGCGACAAACAGATTATAATGAAGACATTGCAAGAGAGAAATTAATGGTAAACAACGATGACCCAATAAAAGTAATTAAAGAATACATGGGAATTGTTGAAAAACCTAAACCTGTGCCAAAATCTGTTAATCAAGAAATATATAAACAACTAAGACGTAGATTAGATGATTCTATTCGCAATTTTAATATTAAACAAGATGCTAAATTAAAGGATGAAATCGCAATGAATAACAACAGAAAAATTGACTAATCTATTTTCTGGATAAATGAATTTTTCCAGAAAAAGTATATGGATAAAAGTAATCATGTATACCTTAATAAATAATAAATTAAATTTATTATTTAATTAATTTGAAGCTAATCCAAAGCGTTCATTAACAATATTATTTTTTGTCTGTTGCTTCTTCTGGAGTCTCTTTTTCAACTGATAATTATTTGATGGTATAATCTTATTATTAATAATAAAATCATCATTATCTTCATGAAACTCTGGTAGAATTCTAGTAAGAGGTTTATCAACAATTAAAAATAAACGCTCTGATTTGAGTAACGAGCGATATTCTTGTATTGTTAAATTTCCATAATAACGTTCCAACATATAATGTGGATTAGGAGCAGGTTTAATATTCTTTGAGTAATGATATATTTTTGAATAAATATGATTAATCAAATAATAACGTTCAAACTTTGTTGAGCTATCAATATTTTCTTCCATTAAATGAGCAGTAGCACATTCAGGGCTGCAAAAACAACCATAAACATGGTAAGTGTCTTTAATAAAATGTTTTGGAATATAAATAGGCGGATTGTCAAAATCATAAGAGCACCAGAAACAAGCAGACTTCTTGTCAGAAATATTGTTAATATGCAAGTTGTGTTCAAGTGTTTTGAGCTTTCTCCATATCTCCTTTGTTTCGCAGCAATCATTGTCTTGAATATCATTATAATTCATATTCTTTATATTAGAAATAGAAGTAGAACCAATAATTTCAGGTGGTGTTATAATTGTATTATCATCTTCTGGTTTGTTTATAATTTCATAAAAACAATCATTTTTGGGCCCTCCAAATGTAAACGACTCTATATTTGAAGACGTAAAGTTAGAGTTATAATCTCCAGACATTTGCAAATCTTTTGTTGAGCACTTTAAATGCAAAATAACGTTTGGTTTAGTTTCTTTCTGTTCTGTAACTGTCAAATTTTGTTGTATTATTTTTCCCCCCTTTGGCTTTCTTCCTCTTTTTTTTCCAGGTGATTTAACGACAACATTTTCGCCTTCATTCAATTCATTTGGTTCAAGAACTTCATTTCCGTCTTCCTCCAACTTTTCACTATTAAAATCAATAGATATTTGCAATTGAATGTTTGAATCTGAAGAAAAAACAACCTTATTTTCAGAATCTTTTTCCTTTGCTGCATGAATCGCGTCGTTTTTAACCTTCTCCTGACTAGCTAATATTTCTTTTTTAGTTCTCCTTCCCCTCTTAGGTTTTATCGCTTCCTCTGAAACTTTACTCATTTTATACTATACCTATTCTATTACTACTAATTTAAATGGTTTTAATAAATATTTAAAGTTATATTTTTATTATTGACAATTATTTTTATCATAACAATTTCGGCATACAGGAATATAGCTGTCTGAACCTACTAGAGTCTGCTGGGTTTCCTTTGTCAAACGAAGCGAGAATATTCCAGGTTCTCCGTTCTTACAAATAGAGCATAATGACTTTAATTTTGTATAATCATTGCATATTGGAATAAGGTCTAACATTTGCCCAAATTTTTTTCTCTCAAAATCGCCATCCAACCCAGCAATATAAACTTTTTTCTTTTCATTTATCATGTCCAAAACACAATCATACAAATCATCAAAGAATTGGCCTTCATTAATTAAGATAACTTTCGCGGTTCGTAGTTTCAAATGTTTGCTTGATTCCTCATCAAAATCATCATCTACGCTTCTATTGTCCCATACATCTTTTATTAGTTGAGTTTGAATGCAAGGGATCATTTTTTTATCGTGCGTAGAAAGCATTGATTCGTGATATCTTTTATCTGAACAATGATTTATAACCGCGACAGGAATATTACAAAATGAACACTGCTTGTAAATTTCTAGTAGCTTGGATGTTTTTCCAGAATACATTGGACCCATAAATAATTCTAGATAGCCTGATGTTGCCATTTCTATTTTTTGTTTGTCCATAATATTGGTTAGAATTATTAATTTCAATTTTATTCGTTATATTTTTCTTATATGATTTTCTTTTTGATTGTCTTTTTGATTGTCTTTTTGATTGTCTTTTTGATTGTCTTTTTGATTGTCTTTTTGATTGTCTTTTTGATTGTCTTTTTGATTGTCTTTTTGATTGTCTTTTTGATTGTCTTTTTGATTGTCTT